GGGCCCCACACAAGTTACAAAAAGTATTACAAATATGAAAGCAACTAAGGAATCAAAATATAACGCATTATTTAATAAACTTATTGGTGTAAATGATTTACCAAATAGACTTATTGAAATTGCGAAAGATTTAGAATATCCTATATTTAGGAAAAATGATAGTTATCCTATTAATCTTAATATTTGGGGTATTCGTTCTAAAAGTACTTGTACTAAACATTATAATGATGTTATTGTAATGTTTTATGAACGAGATTTTAATATATGGGAATGTATGGTTTTTGAAGCTACTACTGACCCAAGTAATTTAAATCTTGAAACTCCTGTTAATAATAAAGGTTGTGCAGTTCTTCGAGAAGGTGTACACAAAGCTCTTTGGAAAATAGGTAAACATAAAGGACAATATAAAGCACTTGTTCAAGCTAATCCTTGTCAAGTAATTCGTGACAATAACCGAGATGACAAAATTGATATTACCGATAATACTGACTTTGGTATGTTTGGTATTAATTTACATAGGGCGTCAAGCTGGAAAGTAAGTGACGAGATTGGTCTTTATTCTGCTGGTTGTCAAGTTATCAAAGATGTGAATCAATGGAATGATATTATTATTCCTTTGTTTGATAAGGCGATTGGTAAAGGAACTCAATCTTATGTTCTTATTAATGAAATGGATTTAGATTTATAAGTTATGAAAAATACTGCTCAATATATATTTTATATTGTTTTGATTCTTGCGATTGGTGTTGGAGCTACTTATTTAGGCAGGCATATTAATCGTAAGTTTTTAGGTATTGAAAGGCATGATGAAACTATTAAATCTTTAAGGGATAGTCTTAATAGTTTCATTAAGAAATATGATAAGATTATTAATGAACAACAATTTGTTATTGATAGTCTTAGAAGAATTGAACAAAAAATTATTACTATTTATGAGAAAGCTGAAAGTGATTTTAATGATAGTAATATCATTAGTGATGATTCCGTTCTCCGCTATATCGCAAAAAAGATACAAGATTGATGGCGATACAGTTATTGTTTTTACTCCGAAAGAAACTCGTAAGTTAGCTATAAAACTTCTTGAAGGTGAAAAATATGAAAAACTTTATCTTACTGCCAGTGAAATTCAAAAGGTACAAGATAGCGTTATATCCTTCCAGTCTTATCATATTGCTATTCGTGATAGTCTTTTGGTTATTTCTTTTGGTGGCCTTGATTCACTCAATAGTAAACTAATTGATTATCAAGAAAGATATTTAGTTGAACGAAAAAAGAAACGTAGAAATGGTTGGATTGCAGCTGGTTCTATTGCTTTGAACGCTGTATTAATATTTGTATCAAGTCGATGAGTAAAATTAAAAATTATATTCCTAAGAGTTGTGTATTAGCTGGTGTTGATATTCTAACTGTTATTACAGAGAATAAACAAAATGCTGGAAATCTCGGTAAATCTTCTATTGCTAATGGTGTAATTCAATTACAATCATTAGATTATGGAATTGAGATTTCTAATACACAAATGCAGAATACATATTTTCATGAACTTGTTCATCAAATGCTTAGTAGTATTGGTGAATTAGAATTAAGTGAAAATGAAAAGTTTGTTCAGAATATGGGAAATATGATATTTGAATTTCTTCGTACTGCTGATTGGATTAGATTAGAAGAGTTCAAACATAATAAGTTTTCTGATGCAGATAGTAATGCACCTTTTATTAAAGAAGGTATTGCTGAAATAAAATAATGTATGGTACATGGATTTAAGATAGAAAATGATAAACTAATTCTTGATGTAGAAGAGATACTTCAATATCCTTTACTTCAACAGATATATGCTCGTGATGATAGTAAAGATAAATCTTTTGCAGAAAAAGAATTTAGATTTATATTATATTTATCCGATAGAAAAGGTTATGTAACGAAAGCAGGACTTACTAAAAAAGAAGCTTATGCTTATGCTAAGTCTAATGCTGGTTTAGATGAATCTTATCTACCGGATAAAGTTGTTTTATCTGCTATTGAATTTGTAAAATCAAATCTTAATATTACAGCTGTTGAAGATTTAATTAATTCTACTATTAAATCTTTGAATCTTTCAAGTAAGTTAGTTCGTACATTAACTGATGGTATAGAAGATTTAATGTCGAAAGAACTTGAAATGAAAGATTTAGCTCTTTGTGAAGATACTCTTAAACAGATTATTAAAATTGCTAATGAAATTCCTGCACGAGTTGAAAGTCTTACTGAGCTTAATGATAAGTGGGATAAGATTGAAAAAGGTGTAACATCAATTCGTGGTGGAGCTGAATATAGAGATAGCTATGACGGAACAAATGATAGAGCATCTAACGCTCCTAACGAAACAGAAACATTATCGTAAAGACAATCGTTATGGTTATGAAACTGGTCGAAGTCCGTTTATAGATTACATACTTGAAGATAAAGAAAGTTACAAACCTTTATCTTCAAGTATTTGTCGTTTTACTGGTAAACCTTGGATTGACAGAGATAACGATTTTCTTATAGGTGAAAGTGGTGGTGTACTTATGAAAATAGACTTTGTTTTCGTAGGTACTGAAATATTTAGTCGTGTTGCAGACTTTTATGAAAAACATGGATGTTATTGTCTTGAACCTGATGATAGTCCTAATGCCGTAAAGTTTTGGCAACGTGAAATGGATAGACGAGTTAAAGGTGTTCAAGCATATTGTAAATTATACATTAAAGATATTCCTGCTTATTTAGCAGCTAAATCTGATGCTGAACGTAAGGCTTTACTTCATAAAGTTCGTATAACTGGCGACCATTATAATTATCTTAATTATGGTCGTATCGAACGTGCTCCTAATGAAAAAGAACGTAAACAGTTAGATAAAGAGGGAAGATTTAAGGTTAATACTGTTGAAGGCTTTCCTCGATTTTGGGATGGAGATTATTGGAACTTTAAGATTGATGAGCTGATTGCTAATAATAGTTGTAACTTATGTAAGGCAAAAGCTCGTCGTAAAGGTTTTTCATATAAACGTGGTAGTCAAGCAGCTAATACTATTAACGCAAATAAGAATGTAACTGTTACACTTGCTGCCGACCAAATGGATTATTTAACTGAGAAAGGTGCTACATCTTATATGGTTAAAGTTAATCTTGATTGGTATGAAGATAAAACTTATTGGCGAAGAGGTTATTTAAGTGAGAACTTTGATAAAGGTATTGAACTTGGATATAAGAAATCAAAAGAAGGTCAAAAGGCTTTCGGGTTTCGTAGTAAACTTTTAAGTGTTGCTATTGGTAAAAATGAAAGTGCCGCAGTAGGTAAGAAAGCTATTGAAACTGATTTTGAGGAAGCAGGTAAATGTTTTGGGGAAAATACTGGTTTTATAATGTCTGATGGACAAATTAAATTTGTTCAAGATATTAAAGTAGGTGATAAACTTATGGGACCTGACGGAAATCCTCGTACAGTATTAGCTACTATAAATGGTGAAGATGATTTATACGAAGTTACTCCTTTAAATGGTGAATCTCATGTTGTAAATAGTAAGCATGACATTTATATGATTTATAGGAAAAGTTATGGTAATATATGTAAACCGATTACTATGACTGCTCCAGATTATATAAATATGATTAAAGAACATCCTCGCTGGAAAGATAATCATGCTCTTATAAAAACATGTATTGATTTTGATAAAAAGAATGTTAAAATTGAACCTTATGTTTTTGGATTATGGATTGGTGATGGAGATAAAGATACATGTAGATTTACCAATGAAGATAGTGAAGTAATTGATTATTTAAAAGAATATTCAAAAAATAATAATCTTGATTATTCGATTGCAGATACTAATTCTAATGCTAAAAGAATTACATTAGTAAAATGTGAAGATGCTTCGGATAATTGGTTTAGACAAGAACTTTTTAATATGGGAGTTCTTTATAATAAATATATTCCAAAAGAGTACATTTATACTGATAAACAAAGTAGATTAGAATTTTTAGCTGGTATTATTGACACTGATGGTTCTTATGATTCTAAAAAACATAATTTTGAAATAGCTCAAAAAGACCCTGCAATTGTTTATGATATTGTTTATATTTGTAGAAGTCTTGGATTGAAAACCACTGTTTCAGAAAAGATTATAAGAGGTGTTACTTATTATAGAATTTTTATTTTATCTGGTTGTCATTTAATTCCTACTAAAATAAATCGTAAAAAAGCAGAAAATTATATTTCATTACAAAAGAATGTATTGGAAACTCGATTTGATATTAAACCTATTGGTCGAGGTAGATATTATGGATTTGAAGTAGATGGTGATAATCTTGTATTATTAGAAGATTTTACTATTACTCATAACTGTCCTAATCTTCAAAAGGCATTAGATGTTATGATGTCTAATAGTGAATCAGGTGCAATGCGAATTGGTACTATTCGTGTATATGGTACGGGTGGTACAAAAGGTGCTAACTGGGAAGCTTTCAGTAATTGTTTTTATAATCCCGGAAAGAATGATATGCTTCCTATGGAAAATATCTGGGATGCTAATAGTAGACATGCTGTTTGTGGTTTCTTTTTTCCGCAGATATGGGATTATGAACCTTTTATAGAAGATGGTAATTCTTTACTGTTTGCTTCTTGGAAGGATGATTATGATAAGAAACGTGGTGCAGAAAAAGAGAAAGATGCTGGTGAATATAATATTTATGTAGGTCAACGTGCTAACAGTCCTAATGAGGCATTTACGAACACACAAGAGAACATTTTTCACAGTCCGGAACTTACTAATCATATTAACGCTATTAAATATGATAAGTCTAATCATTTTTATGAAGATGGTTGGTATATACTTGATGATGGACGTGTTAGATTTATTACTAAACAGGAATGTATTGAACGAGCTATATTTGGTTCCGATAGATTCCATGAGTATATAACTGATGTACCTCATAATTCAAAGACTGATGTTCATGGTTGTATAAGAGAATTTTATTCTCCCATTCCAAATGATGGTAGTCTTTATTTTATTTCTTATGACCCATATCGTGTAGATAAAAATAAAGAAGAAGTTAGTACAAAAAATTCACTTGCAAGTTTTCAAGTGTGGATGCGTACTAATAGTAAAACTCCTTATATGGGTAAACGACTTGTTGCTTCTTATTGTGGTCGTCTTGATACTATGGAAGCTGTTGATAAACTTGTTCTTTATGCTTGTTTACGTTGGAATTGTAAAGTTCTTTACGAGGCTGGTACTGGTGAACTTGTTACTAATTTCAAGAAATGGGGTTATAGAGATAAGTTACTAAAAGACCCAAGTAGTTATATCAATCGTAGTGTTGATGGCCCTCGTATTACTGGTTATGGTATTGTCATTGGTGATGGCGATATTAAGTTAGAAGGTATGCGCATGGTGCGGGATTTCTTATACGAAATTGTCGGAAAAACGTCCGACGATACACCAATATATAGATTTAATCAAATTTATGATATAAGTTTCTTATTAGAGTTGGATAGATTTATATTTGGGCGTAATGCAGACCGATTAAGTTCGGCTATCGTTGCAATGTTTGAATTTCGTAAAGATTCCCTTTTACTTGAACGAGAAGCTAATTCGAAAAGTAAAACTAATAACACTGGTCGTAAAGTTAATAGATTACTAAAATGAGTGAACGTGATTTAAGAGCAACTCCACTTGTTATGCCTGACCAGCGTGCAAGTACTGCTACAAAACAAACGAAAGCTTGGTACATTCCTAATTGTAATTATTGGATTAATCTTGCTATTGGTCAGAATGATAAAACTGTTACACAGAAATTTCTCGATGCTGCTAATGGTTTAGTAGACCCTAAGACTTATGAATATGTTCTTCGGAATTATATTGATAAGGTTGGTGAGAAAGCTGTCATGTATGGTGAGATACGTGATGTAGATTTTCTTACTCCTATTAAAGAACGATATATGGGAGAATTTATTAATATGTTCTCTAATTATCAAGTATTTAATAATGACCCTTCTGTAACTCTTGCTCGCAATAAAGTTCTTGCTGATAAAGTAATGGCTTATTGTAATCAAGAGATTATTAATCGTCTTAATGAAGCAGGATTTAATACTGGTCAAAAGACAATTAAACAAGGTGAACTTAATGATATTATTGAGGAAGTTCTTAATGATTGGATTGATGATGTAACTATTACAACTCAAAAACGTCTTGAACTTATTAATACTATTGTTGAAGCGAAAGACAAGTATCAACAATGCTATTTCTATTGGTGGGCTTGTGAAGAGGTTTATACTTATCGAGAAGTTTATAAAGGTGATGTTTATCTTCAAGTAATATCTCCTCTTGAATATTATCGTATTGAAAGTGGTCAACGATATATCGAAGATGATGATGCAGGACTTCGTGTTTATCGAATGACTATTCCGCAAATCATTGATAGATTCCGTGATGAACTTACAGATGCAGAGATGAATTATCTTAAAGATATTTATACTGTATCTCCTAAATATGATGCTCCTGATGGTATAGTTCAAATCTTCAATAAAACAGATTTTGCTGAACGTAAAGCTATCTTACATACTAACGCAGAAGCACTTCGTAGTGAAGCTCGATTATATGGTAAAGAAATTGATATTTATCATTATGTTTGGAAAACTGAAATTAAGCAAGGTATTCTCAAACATCGAGATTTATTAGGAAATATCGTTGAAAGTGTTGTAGACGAAAATTATGAATTTGATACTTCCGCTGGTGATATTGAAATTGAATGGGAATGGATAAATCAAGTTTGGGAAGGTTGGCGTATAGGTGGTTGTCATAGTGGTATTTATATTAAGCCGCGACCTATCGAAGTTCAACGTGAAAGATTTAACAATTATAGTGATTGTAAATTACCTTATAATGGTATTGTAGGTTTACATAAAGATAATCTTCGTAATCCTATTCCTTTCCGTGTTTTACCTTATCTTGCTCTTTATCGTATTTATACTTTACAACAAGAACGTGCAGTAGCTAAGTTTAAGTCTTGGCTATTATTCCCTGAAAGTATTCTCGCTGATAGTAGTGACATGACTACCGAGGAACGTCTTGCTGTTGCGAATAAAGATAGTTTCTTACCGTTTGATGATTCTGATGCACAACCTAATGCTTTACAATCTATTCGAGAAGTAGCTACAAGTGCTATTACGAATTATATTCAAATGCTTGATAATCTTAAGCAAGGTTTGAAAGCAGAAGCTTGGGAAGCAGCTAATATGAATAATGCTCGCTTTGGTGATGCTAAAGATTATGCAGGTAAGGCTGTTAATGAATCGAATTATTCTCAAGCAATGACCGGAAGTGTTTGGAGTCTTGAATGTTTTAATCTCTTCCGTGAACGTGATTATGTTGCAAATATTGATTACAGTAAGTTTGCTTGGATTGACGGTAAACGAGGTTCTTATGTAGACCCGACAACTAATAAAGTTGTTGTAGTTGATATTGATGGTTCTTCTGATTTCTCTGGTAATATTGGAATTTATATTCGTAATAATGCCGATGTTCAGAATAAGCTGAACATGATGAAAGAACTTGCATTTAGTGCAGGTCAGAATGACCAACTGGAAGTTGCTATTGAAGCTATTGAAAATAATAATATTACTTCTATTGCTAAGAATATTAAGAAAGCTATTCAAGCTCGTCGAGATTATGAACTTCAAATGCAACAAGTTCAACAACAAGCTCAAGCAGAAGTTGAACAAATTGTTAGTCAGCGTGAAGCGGCTAAACAAGAATTTGAAGCTCAACAAAATGCTCTTGATAGAGAACATGATGTTAATCTTGAGATTCTTAAACAAGAAGGTGAAAAAGAGATTTGGAATATGCGACTTAAAGTCGATACCAATGGAAATGGTAATATAGATAAAGATGAAGCTATGGCTGCTCAATCTGGTTACACTGCTTCTGATGTTAATAGAATAAAGTTACAAAAAGAATTAAAGCAATGATGACCGAGAATTATCGACGGCGAGCAAGAGAACCTGCAAGATAATACTACTATAATTATTGATAATATATTATATATGGTATATCTTTGTTCATGTAATAATATTCAACTATAAATAAATACTAATATGGCTGTTGAAAAAGTTGTTATACCTGATAATGAAACTCAGGAGCAAAAACAAGAACGTCTTCGTAAAGAATTAGAAGAACGTAAAGCTAAAGAAGCTAAAGAAGCTCAAGAAGCTGAAGAACGACGTAAAGCTGAAGAGGAAGCTGCTCGTAAGAAAGCTGAAGAAGAAGGTGGTAAAGGTGGTTCTACTGATGATGGCGAACAAGAAACTGAACCGGAACAAGTAGAAATTGATGGTACTCTTTACACGCTTGATGATAACGGAAACGCCGTAGATGATAACGGTGAAATTAAGTTCACAAAAGAACAGATTGATGCAATGTCTGATGAAAATGCTAATGAATTAGACGGTGATTACATCGAAGCTATTTCAAAAGCCAGTGGCATTGTTATTAAAGATGAGAAAGGTGAACCTGTTAAGTTTGAACCTACGATTGAAGGTTTTGCTAAACGTGAAGCTGCTGTAAAAGCTCTTGGTGAACGAGAGGGTTTTGCAAAAGGTTTTAACGAATTTTTAGCTAACAATCCTGATATTGCAGCTCTGGTTGAATATAAGAGTAAGTTCGGTACAATCGAAGGTTATTCGGCAAATGTAGATTATAGCAAAGTTGAAATCAAAGATGATGATAACTTACTTGCTGATTTAATCTATAAAGCTGAAATTCAAAAAGGTACTTCTCCGGAACGTGCCAAACGAATTGTTGAGTTTGCAAAAGCAAATAACACTCTTAAAGATGATGCAACTGAAAGTCTTAATTGGTTGCGTAAAACTCAAGAGAGTGAAATTAAAGCAATTCGTGAACGTGAGGCCAAAGAAATGCAGGCTGAACTTGAAAAAGAAATTAAATACTTTGGTGTTTCTTATGAAGATGACGGTACTGTCAAAGTTCATAATGCACCGGGTAGTCTTTATGATTTAATTGTTGTTAAAGGTCAGATTGGAGAATACGCTCTTCCGAAAGAAGGTCTGAGAATTAAGACAACTGATGGTGAGAAACTTATTTCTCGTCAAGAGTTATTTGATTACTTCTCTCGTCCTGTTCAAGAGATTAATGGAATGGTTTATAGTCAAGCACAAATTGATGAGATTAATCGTCTTTCTAATCCTGCTGAATTGGCTATGCGATTTATTATGAATCTTGATGGTGGAGTTGACCAACTGATTAAAGCTGAACTTGCTAAAAAAGAAGTTAAACGTCTTCGTTCATTAGCAAGTAAGACTGGTAAAAACAATGGTAATCCTAAGGTTCATAAGATTGCAAAGGATGATAAAATTGTTTTACCTATTAAATAAAGCAAATGTTCTTGCCTTATAATAATAACTTAACCAAAAATCTAATTTGCAATGCGTGAAATTGGAACTGTAAAATTTGACTCGAATCAATATACAGATGCTAATATGCTTCTGAATTTTGATTTGATTGACCCTGTTAAACTTAATCGTAATCTTACTTATCTTTGGGGTAAGGATAGTGACAAGTATCCTCTTCTTACTCTTACTGAGGGTCAGGGTGCTGTTACAACAAAAGTTAAGCTGAATGGTGGTGATACTCAATATACTTGGGAAATTGCTCCTCGTCAGCGTGTTACTTCTCGTCTGAAAAAGCTGGTATCTGATAAAACTGCTATTCAGCCTTATGGAACTGTTGAGGTTGAAATGGAGGATAATTGGTTTATTTATCAGCACACGGCTATTGCTCCGTCTGGTATGCAATGGCGTATTCAGAATGAGGGTATTGTTACTTCGACTGGTGGATACGTTTATCGTTTTACCAATATGTCAGGTGCTCCTATCTCGGCTGATGCTGTTGCAAAAGACTTCATTAGTGGTGCTATTTGGGCATTAGGTGCTTCGACTATTCCGGGTAGCAAGTCTGACGGAAACCGCTCGAATAATCAATCGTTCAGCAAGGCAACTAACCAGTATGGCTACTACCGTTTCTCGAAAGAGATTGCTGGTAATATGGGTAATAAGGTTGTTAATATTGCCTTTGATACTGCATCTGGTGGTGAGCGTAGTCTGTGGATGCCTTACGAAATGAAGATGTGGGAAATCATGCGACGCGAGATGCTCGAAGAGGACTTGTGGTTCTCGGAGTACAACCGCGATTCGAATGGTATTATCCACTTAAAGGATGAAAAGACTGGTGAGGCAATTCCTCGTGGTGCTGGTGTTCTTGATATTCTCAAGGCCGTTGGTAATTATGAAACGTATTCTGTTCTGACACTTAATCGTTTCGACCGTATCATTACTCGTATCTTTGACAATCGTATTGATTCTACCGTTGAGGAACTTGTTCTTTATTGCGGTAAAGGTTTTGCACGAATGTTCAATGATGCTATCTACTATGATGCTCGTCTGAAGAATTACTTTGTAACTCTTGGTGATAACGAGATTAAGAGCGATGGTGAGATGATGTCTTATGGTAAGTATTTTAACCGTTATAAGATGTTTAATGGTAAGATTCTTACTGTCAAAATTGTTGATATGTTCGACCATGGTATTCGTGCTCGTCGTGACCGTGAAGCCGGTAATATGTATCAAGGTCTGCCTATTACTTCTTATAGTGCTGTATTCCTTGACCATACTATGGGTTCGAATGGTGAGCGTAATATTAAGTTTGTTTGTGAAGAGGGTCGTGAGTATAAAGTAGGTGTTTATAAAGGTATGGCTGAACTGCCTGCTTCGTGGGGACTTGCGAGTGGTACTCAACTGTCGGATACGAAGGATATTGCTTCTTATGAAGTTCTTGGTTCGCAGGGTATCAATATTGATAATCCTACTACTTCGTTCTGGCTTGATTTAGCTCTGAACTAAACACCCAATTTGAGTAGTAATAATCGAAAGGTTATTACTACTCATTAACATATAAAAGATTGAATAACTTAAAATGTTAAAAATATGATTAAAGTTAATCGTTCAGTTCGTATTGAATGGAGGAACAATCCTTCTTCTTTTGAACTTCGGAATAAAGATGCTTTCAAAACTGACTTTCTTCGTCTTGGTTCTGCTATTCGTCCTGTTAATGAACTGCTGAGCCGTAGTGAGGAAATGCGAGTTCTTCTTCCTACTGTTGTTGGTGTATCTCCTATTGATAGTTCTTGGCAAGAACGAATCACTACATACTTAAATGATTTCCTTCTTGAGATTCCTGTTCATGGCTTAGAGTTCGATACTTCTTACGTTTTAGATTTAGGTAATCCTGCTCTGAAAAGTAATATCGACGAACTTATCGGTAAACTTAAAAAAGCTGATAAGATTAAGAATGAAACTGGTTCGGAACTTGAATCTATTGTTCTGAAACGAATTAAGGAACTTGATGAAACGGAACTTTATAAGTATGTTACTTTTGTTAATATTCCCGATTATATTAGTTGGAGATATTGCCTTTTAAGTAGCAAAGTTGCTAATAAGGTTGAAGACATTAATAAGAGCGTCAATATTCAATTTTATCTTACTTCGGATAGTGAGCGTAAAGCACTCAAAGCTGCTCGGACGAAACTTCGCACTGATGCTCTCAAGAAATATACAGAACTTATTAATAATCCGAATAGCGCACTTATCGACAATGTTGTTGTATCGACAGGTAGCGTAGGTGATTATTCAGAATTTATGGCAATGACTGTCGATGATAAGCAATCTGTTCTTCTTGAACTTATTGACAGTGACCCGCAGAAGTTTATTAGTATTGTTGATGATAAACATCTGGAGATGAAAGCTAAAATTACTATTTATCTTTGGATGAATATTATTCGACAGCTTCCGAATAGTTCTATCATTGTCGATGCTTCTAATCCGGAAAATGTTATTGGTAATAATATTAATGATGCTATCTCGTATTTCTCGAATGATAACAACAAAGGTATTGTTGCCGAGTGGAACGCGAAGTATCGTAGTTTGAAAGGTTAGTCATGTATGAAACGGTAAAAGAGTTACACATCGAAATAGAGCAACGAATACAGCAAATAACATCTAATAGACATCGGAGTATTGCTCCTCAGTTTATTGATATGATGCTGAATCGAGCTGCCGTTAAATATATACAAACTAAATCAAATAGGAAAACTAATTATAAAGGCGAAGGTCTTGAAGATAGTAAAAAACGTGTAGATGATATTCAATCATTAAAACGTGAAACTCCGTGGCTTAAACTTAAACGTAACAAGCAAGATACGGATTATCCAAATAGAGCTTTCGTTATTCTTCCGGGTGATTATCTAAAACTTATTTCTTCTACTTCTCGATTAACTTATGGTAAAGCTCGACTTGTTGAGAATTTACATGAAGTTTATCCTGATGATGAAGTTAAGAATTTGTATTATCATCTAATAGATTTGTCTAAAATTGCCTTAACTGGTAATGAATTTAATGGACAAATTATTGTTAATGGGAATGAGATTGATATTTCAGATATTCTTTCTCTTTATGATAGTGATTCAGATAAGATTGATTTGTATGAAATTGCAGGTTTAACTTGTGATAGATTACGTCAAACTCTTTCTAATGAATATAATGTTTATTGGGAGAATCTAATTGGTCGTTATTATAAAGATTGTATTATTATTACTTCTAATGTAAAAGATGAAATTGCATTAAAAGTTAATAATACAGACATTCCTGTTATTACTTACAATACTACTTATGATGAGTTCGTAAATGTAGGAAATAAGTTTTCTGAAAATGATTTAATTGCTACCGAAAATATTCGAGCTACTCTAAATAACTTCTATGGTAATAAAAATAGACATCTTAATCCAATAAGTGAACTTGTTGATGATAGGCTGTTTGTTTATTACGGTGATGATTTTTGTGTTGATGCGGTTAAGATTTCATATATTAAGAAGCCACGTCTTTTTAATATTGATATTAACCAAATGTCAGATATGGAAGTTACACCTGATTTCATAGATAGTGTAGTTAGCGATATTCTTCTTGTTCTTAAAGATGACAGTTTTAGTGCTGTTAAACAACAATCAAATTTAGAATAGAAAATGAAAAGTGTAATTGTCGCAAATGATTTTCTGACAACACTTGCTAATAATGATGTTAGCAAGCTGACTCGCGGACAAGCTGTTCTTCTTAATTCGGCTGGTAAAGTCGTTGCAGCTGCTTCGGATGTCAAGGATGATGAGATGTTGCAGTTTGTTCTTGGTCTTGGTGATGGCAAGGTTAAACGCGGCGTTTGGATTAATCCTAAGTGGTCGAAGCAACATAAAGAAAAATATCTTGCTCCTGCTGGTAAAACGTATAAGTTTACGAATCTCGTAGCTAATCGTGGTATTGGTTATCAAGGTTTCGACGCTGAGGTTATTATCTCGTGTAAGCCTATTAATTCGTTTGGTGGTTATCCTCTGGAAGTTTACAATGCCAGCGTAACTATTAACGGAATTGACGAAGCAAGTGCAGATATTATTGCTCGTCTGAAAGTTGAAGTTGAAAAGACTTTAACTAAGATTAATGCTCGTTTTGGTGCTGATAGCATTACGATTGATGATTTCACCGAAGCAAGTGTTACGTTCACTGGCGCCGCAGGTTTTGAGTATTATGTGACATTTGATGGTATTCTTCGTGCTACGCTTGAAACGGGTACTGAGAATCAAACTCCGGTTGGTACTTATGACCAAGTTGCTAAACTTGAGAAAGAAGCAGATGTTGCTGGTGTAGGTTATAATCCTAATTTCAAGGAATATGACCGTGTTTATGGTGATATTTTTACAGCTACCGAGGATGTTATGTATGACACTTATGTAATTACTTCTCGTGCTGATTTCACACATCCCTTTAATTTACATACAGAGGGTTTACAGGTTACTCAATTTATTGCTATTGACAATACTAAAACTTCTGCAATTACTGCACTTGAAGGGGTATTGGCACTCATTAAGTAAGAAATTGATTTGTTAAAAATGTAACCACAAGGATAACTCCTAATGCTATTAATTGTGGTGTTAGGAGTTATTCTCTTAATGATGCTAATGTTATGTGACAAGTGGGCGTGCAACCTCCTGCCCCACCGGGGAGCGAGGCCGCAGGCCGAGCCATACAAGTTGCACCATTATTATTAATCGTCATATAACAATAAATACGATTAGTATTATGATAAAGAAAATATGGAATAAAATAACTACTTTTTTAAGTAGTTATTATTCAGAACATAAAGACGATATTATTATTGGTTTCGTCATTGCTACTGTCATAGGTATTTTATTTAAAGCTACTGTTGCTACTTGGTTTATGAGTTTATGGATTACATTAGCTTATCAAATCATTACTTGTGGTATTCAAGCTGCAAGAAAAAAAGCAATAACTGGTCTTAAAATTCATCCTATTATTATTAACTTTGTAGTTGGAGTATTCATTTCGTTATTATTCTTGGTATGGCAGTAATTAATCTTCGAAATGTTGTAGCACTTGGTGTACTTGAAGATGGTGTATATCCGAGTGTTTATAATGGCCAAACCGGAGAATATATTGGTACAGTAGATGGTGAAGGTGCTGGTGTTAAAACAGTTCCTACACTATATATGTACTATCGAAAGAACGGCCACCTATATTTATATAGGACAAAGGAGAGGATTGAAATAGACTTAACTAATGTAACTGCTTACGATAATAGTGCTCTATTTAAGCTAACTGAAAAATCTGATATTAGTTCTGCAAAAATTACAGAGTTTGAATCTCGAAATATTGATGTAGGACATTATGAATATAAAGTTCCGTGGGTTAAATCAACTCAACAGTATCTTTATATACTTGTACCGATTGTTCGTTCTATACATACCATTACAGTACAAGGTATCATAAGTAATCAGATATTCACTCTTACTGGTATTTATGTTCATGAAGGTAAATCTTGGTGGATTTATCGAACGAATGTAAAGACCAATTTTGATTTTAATGATGCTGTTAATGAGATTCTTGATGTTCAAGTATATGTTCGTGAGCTTACAGCAGAGGACTTAAATCCTGTTGAACAACTTACAAAACTTTTATTTGAACATATTAATAATAAGTTTAATCCTCATGAGGTAACAAAAGAACAAGTTGGTCTTGGCAATGTTGATAACACTGCCGATATGGATAAACCTGTATCTCGACCTCAAAAAGAGTACATTGATGCTCTTGAAAATAGGGTTAAAGGTTGGTTCAAACAGTTGAATGTTTGGATTAACAATCATGTTACAGAAGTTAATAAGAAGTTTCAAGATGTTTGGGCTGCTATAAACAAGAAACTTGATAAAGAAGATTACGAGAATGATAAAGATAATTTCAATGCTCATATTCGTAATTATGATAACCCTCATAGAGTTACTGCCGCACAAGTTGGTTTACCAACTGCCGCAAGTGACATTGAGAAATTAAAACAAAAAGCTCAAGAACTTCAAGGTTTGCTTATTAATAAGCAAGATAAAACTTCTGAAGAACTTGTTACTGATAATAAACGTATTGTAGATGCTATTAATGAGATTTATGGTATTGTTGTAGAACACAATGATCATGTTCGTAGCAACAGTATTAATCAAATTGAAGTTACAAGTGAGATTCCTACTACGTTTGAAGATGGTACACTTTGGATTCGTATTCCTCGAAATGAAGAAGATTATATAACAATTAAGATTGAAGCTGTTCCGGTTGATTCTACTATACGAATGATTAATTCGGAAGGTAAAGAATCGGCAGGTGTTGGAAGCGCAAGTCTTGAATGTTTAATTCAAAGTCGTTTACATTATATTGTAGAAAAAGAGAATTACATTACAAAAGATGTTTATGTCGATGTAGGTGTTGAAGATACGACAATTAACGTTGTTCTTACACCTAAGACTAAAAAGACATTAACTGTAAATGCAACTCCTGATAATGCTTTAATTATATTTACTGATAAACCTTCTAATGTAGTTATTGCTCAAGGTACTGGTACTCTTACATATGAAACTTATGACCCGCGTGATATTTTAATTCAGGTTGATGCAAGTGGATATGAAACTTACGAAGAGCGTATTACGTTAGATGAGAATATAATTCGTGATATTACTCTTATTGCTCTACCGGTTGAACAAGGTGCTGTAAGTCTTACGGTGGTCGATAGCGAAACAAAGGCCAAAATAGCCGCATATGTCTATGATAAGGACACGGGTGGTATATTAGGTCAAGTCACAAAAGATACGCCGCTACAACTCACCGGAGATGTCAATACGAGCCGAATTTTGAGGTTTGTTTCGTCGGGTTATATAGAGGTTGAACAACTGGTAACTTATGCAATTCCTACCGCAGAAGTTACTGTTGAAATGGATAAAGTTCCAGTTCAAACTGGTACTATCTATGCAACTGCTGTAAATACTGAATCTACTGCTTTAGACGGTGTTACGTTTGAGTATAAACTTAGTACTGAAAGTAGTTGGAAACCTCTTAGTAATGATGAATCGACTACTGGTAAATCTGAGGTTGTTACAGCTCCAGTTGGAACAAGTGTTGATTTCCGAGCTTCTAAAACTGGTTATATAACTAACACTGGAACTGGTGTTATTACTAATAGTGAATTGAGTGTTACTATTGTACTTGAAGAGGTTCCGCCTGAACCTACAACTAAGGAGTATTACATATATGTAGGTGATAGTGAAATACATCAACCTATTCAAGGTGATACAACTGCTTATTTGTGGGTTACTGATAATTGGGTTAAACAAACTCTTAGCGGTTCTGTCAAAGGTTTTAATTATACTGGTGAACCCGGTAGTACTATTAAAGTTAAATTTGAATCGGTTGGTTATGATACATTAGAACAAGATGTTACATTACCGACTGGTGGGGTTGAGCCTATTCAAATAGGTTTATTAATGGTTAAGGAAACTCCTCCTGAACCTACTACTAAGGAATATTTCGTATTCGCTGTTACTGAGAAGAATGCACCTGTTGAAACAGTTACTGCTGCTTCTGTATTAGTTGATGATGAATGGATTCCTCAAGATTTACGAACTGTTGTAGCAAGTATCGGATTTAACTATACTGCTATACCGGGAACTGTTATTAAAGTCAAATTCGTTGCTACTGGATTTATTACTGAAGAAATTAATGTTACTCTTCAAACTGAAAGTGATGAATCTTTAATCGTACCTGTTACTCTTCGTTTTGAGGACGGTATTGATTATATGCAAATCGAAGGTGACGGTACTAAACATCCTATATTTAGGGTTGATAATGTCGAATCTAATTAACGGTTTAATGATATGAAAGAATCAGTAATTCGCAAAGTATTTTGTGCCTTAAACTGGCCTCCGAAAACTGGTGCTTTTCAGAAGTTAATTACTTTTGTAGTTGAAGGTTTAGCCACTAAGGCTGAATCTTCAACTGTTCAACAATTACAAACAAAAGTAGAAACTCTTGAAAGTACTGTTAATACATTACAAGAAACTGTTACCACTTTGAGTGGTAAAGTAAGTACATTAGAGAGTAATTATACTTCTTTGGAAGGTCGTGTAACTGCTCTTGAAACACCGCAAAGTTAATATTAATCTACAACTATGGCACAACTTAATCTTCTTGAACGAGCTACAGAAGCTGTCGTAATGCTTAATGGTAATTGTCGGCAGGTTCTTGATATGTGGCTTAATGGTAAAAAAGTTTGGCCAATAAATGAACCTGTTGTAGAATTAGCTGTTGATAAAACTCTTGTTATTCTAAATAAAGATAATAATTATCATGATACCATAACTGTTTTCGCAAGTGATACAGCTGAATGGGAATTTGGTAATTAGTTTGTTATTATAGTTAATCGACCAAAAAAAAAACAAATGGCAACTATTCCGAGTTATTTATCATGGGTTCCTAAAACTGGTACTGGAAATGCACAGATTAAGATTAATTCTGTGAGTCCTTATACTGGTCGTGCCGATAGAAGAACTCAAGTTCCCGGTAAGATTGTTGGAAAGTCTAACGCAGTTACAGTCACGGTTCTTGAAAAGGCTGCTGACGAATTTATTACTCCCGACGGTTTAACTATTAATGTTGCTAAAGGTGGTGAAACAATTCATGTAACTGGTAAGTCTAACTCGAAACTTCTTACATTTACATGGAAAACTAACTTCGGTATTACAAATGTAACATCATTTAAGGTTAATGGTAGTATAACTGCTACGTCTGGTACTGCTATTACTGGTGACCCCGGTGCTACTGGAAAATATACTTATGATGTTACTGTTGTTATACCGAAGAACGAAACTATTAAAGCTCGTTCTGCAACTCTTGAAATTAAGGGTGAAGGTTCGACTGTTCTTAAAACTATTACTATTACTCAGGCTCTTGGTGACAGCTATCTGTATCTCAATTCGCAGGGTACAACTACCGCAACTGTTACTATTCCGAAGGGTGGTGGTGAGCAGACTCTGAGTGTTCTGTCTAATGACGAATGGACATTCGAACCTGCTGAATAAATTAATTAATCATTTATGAGTGTTATCACTAATAAATGGAATGACGGGAGTGGAGATTCAATTAATATTGAATCTCCCTCTTTTCAAGGAAATCAGACTGTTAAAATTTCATCACCTGTTCAAAAGGGTACTTCTAAAAGAAGTATGAAGTTTATTGGAAAGTGTAAAAAAGATTCCAGTAAACAAGTTATTCTTACTGTTGAACAAGAAGCATCTATTTATACATATGATTTAACGTTAAATAGTGATAATACTGAAATTGCCGCAAAAGGTGGAACTACAACTATTACAGCTGTACTTAAAACGTATCGTAATGGTAATTTAGTTAGTACAGATAATGTTACACCAGTTCTATCAGGAAGTGCTACTGGATTTTCTATATCTGGTACTAAGGTTACTGCAAGTAATCGAACTACAACTGTTGGTAGTAGGAGAAGTATTGTTGTAACTGGTAAATATTCAAATACATTTGATGGTCAAACAGTATCATCAACTATTACTATTTATCAAGAAGCCAATGAGGCTTCTTATGGTGCTTTAACAGGTGGTTCTGTTTTAGCATCTGATATTCCTGCAAGTGGTGGAACTTCTTCGACCAGTATTTCTAATATGTCGCAAACAATTAGTTATACATCTGGTTCGACTCGTGCTGGTACAGTTACTTATTCAAAAACAAGTGAAATTACAGTTTCTTCTCTTAGAACCACAGTTAAGGCAAGAACTAAGGTTGGACAAGTTACTGTAACTTATACTGGTGAAGGTAGTGTAACTGCCAAGAAAACTGTTGATATTTATCAAGCTGAAAATAAAGTAACTAATAGTAATTACAATCCTCGAATTACTGCTTACGGAACTCCTACTATAAGTATCGGTAGTGGTTTAACAGCGGCTGGTGGTTCTGCGAGTGTAAGTGCTTCTGTTACTAATACTGAAACTTATAATACTTTGTATAGTTCGGGTGCTACTGGCCCGAATCAAACACGAAGTGTTGGTGGTAGTCTATCAATTTCTATGACTGCTAACGGTAATAGTAGATTCAGTTTATCTGGAAATACGATTATTCATAGTAGTATGGGAACTAATGAAACTACTGATACTGTTACTATAAAAGCTGTAAATGACGGAGATAGTTCTAAGTCAGCTACTACTTTTAAGAGTATAACAAACAGTAAAACTGTTAAATCTATTTCTGGTGGTGTTTATAAATATGGTTATGTAACATCTGGTCCAATTACGAATGCTACGATTCCTGCAAGTGGTGGTTCTGCTACTGCTAAAGCTGGAAATGGTACTCAAAATTGGAGCAAGTCTGCTACTATTACTACTTATCAATATGATTCTGGTTCTACAAAAGATGTTACAACTGAAAATGCTTCAAGTGGAACAAATAATGTTTCACCGAGTATTGCTTCTATTGAAGCTACTGCATCTTCAAAAGGAACCACTGTTTCTTCTCAAACTACTATAAAGAGTCAACCTGTTATTTGGTCGGCTAATGGTGAATCTGCAGGTGCAACAATGTATATTTACCAAGAAGCTAACAAGATTGAATCCTATAATTACGGTAATTGGAATATTGATATTACAGCAAATCCTACAACTATTGCTGCATCAGGTGGAACTTCTACTATTAACGCACGTTGTACGAGACTTAAAACTCCTTTATATACATCTGGTTCTGTGGGAGCAATTACCATTGAATCTGCAACTCCAACGTTAGCAATTAGTGGTACTGGATTTACATTAAGTGGAACTACTGTTACAGCATCTAAAAACAATGTTGGAGCTCGAAGTTGTACAGTAACAGCATCAAAAGAAGGAGCTACTTCTAAATCTGTTACTATTACTCAATTAGCTGGGCCTGATGGTATTGGTTATATGCAGATTCAAGGTAATGGTGTTGACCACTATATTTTCCAAGTTGGTCGTACACCAAATACTCGTTCTAATGATGTTCAAACTTTATCAGAAGAACCTGCTGAAGTTGCAACAGAAACTAAATCTGAAAGTTTGTTTGCTAAAATTAAACGTATTGTTACTAATCTTAATTAATCAAATATGACACTAGCTCAAATCAAAGCACTATTTAAAACTGGTGCTATTCCGACTCAAATAGATTTTGAAAGACTTATAGATAAAATTCCTAATGACGAAGAGGGGGGGGATATTGATTTAAGTAATCCTGCTAAACCTTATTTAAATGGTATTAGAACTATTATTGATAGTAGTGAATCTTGTACTTATATAGCTATTATTGCTACAAAGGATATCGATGCAGAACAGTTCACTATACCCGCAGCTTTTAGAAGTTATACAACAGATATAGGTGATGAAGCTTTCTTATTTCAAGCATCTTATGGTGATCAAACGGAACAATTTGTACTTAGTGATATTAATGATTCTAATATACTTAAAGGAATACTTGAAGGTCGTAATTGGGTTTCTATACCATTAAAAGAACCAAAAGTTCTCGAACCTTATATTGTTAGTATTAATAATGAGCAATACTATGTTATTAATCGTGTTTATCAAAATCAACTAATTCGTTGTACCACTATTCAACTATTAGATAGTAAATCTCCAACTTTATATATAGTTAAAGCCTGGGATTTATTAACACAGGCTGATTGGAATAAACTTAAGAAGGCTATTAAAAATAATACGATTAGTTCTGATAATAGTCCTTTAACAAATTTTTTAACTAATAGATGTAAACAAGTTTAACCATGTCGATTAATTAATTGTGTTAATCGGCATTAATACAATTAGATTATGGCAACAAAAAAAGAATTAAAAGAATATTTTAGTACGGGTAAAATACCTACTGCTGCTCAATTTGGAGAATTGATTGATTATAATAATGTTATTACAATAGTTCCTGAATATAATACATCAGATTCATGGGTAAGTTTTGTATTTACTATTGGATACATTCCAAATGATGGAGACAACAATTATACTTTCAGAGTACCTGTGTCATATACTAAAATTACATATCATACTGGTACTTGTAATATTACTATTTTTAGATTAGCTAATACTATTGATATCGATTCTTTTGAACATGATTGGTTGGATTTAGAAAATAATATAACACCAATAGGAGATATGTTTAAAGTTAGTGAAGATAATGGTACTTTATTAGAGAATCTAACTGCTTATTTTGTAACAATATAAAATTATGAAAAAGCTATATTGTAAACACATACCGTTTAAAGGTTATCTATGTATGACGATACTATGGTGGTTAGTGATACGAACTGAATATAAAGATAAAATTACTGAAACTGTTGAACGACATGAAACTGTTCATAGTTATCAGCAAATTACTCTTTTTATTGTAGGTTTGTTGGTTAGTATCATATTAAGTCTTACTACAAATTATTCTTGGTGGGGATTACTTGCTACTCCTGCAATTCCTTTATTAGCTTATATTGTTAGTTGGATAGTTGAAATTATATTACCTCCTTATGACCGAGCTTATAAAGATATTTGTTTTGAAGGTGAAGCAAGAAGTTTAGAATCTGATAAAGATTTTAGAAAGAAATTGTTTCCTTTTAGTTTCTTAAAATATATTCCAAATAAGAAATATGGTGGTCGATGAAATTGATGAATGGTAAATGGAACAACTCGTAGGACATTTTGTTGAGTTATTCAGTACTCATTTTGATTTATCATTTATGCTTTGTGTAAATGTTTTAACATATATACTTATTAAAGCAATAGATGATATTAATGGTGATAAATCTGTTGGCACATGGACTAAACGACTGGTTATGCTAATTAGTTGTTTTGCTATTGCCACAGGATATATAGCAGGTGGATATGAAAATACTACAATTCTTATTAATTCTGCTATTCTTGCACCAGTTGCTTGGAGTTGGATATTCAAACCGATTCTAAAAAAGATTGGTGTTGATTATAAGAAAATTGATAAAACTACTAAAACTAATTAAGTTATGGCAAAAGTAACTCGTGGTGCTGGTACTGCTGGTATTAAATCTGGTGATGTTAAGAAAATTAAGAAAGGTTCTAAAAAGAAATAAAACACTATGGCAAATTTTAAGCACAAAGTGTTCTTATTAATTGCTAAATGGATACCCGTAGCTGTTGCTGCGGGTATTCTGATTAATAATACACTTGCAATGTTAGATGTCAAAGATGTAATATTAGATTTATTTGATATTACTGTTGGTAGTTCGTTAGCTTTCGTTATAATGATGTATGCTTGTAGTTATGTATTTAACTTTTGTTATTGGCATAAAATTGTTATAACTTATGACCTATTTGTGCTATTATATATTCTGCTAATTCGTTATACTAATATTGGTGAATGTAGTGACGGTTTATTACTTACAATTCATTATATTCTTGCAGGTATATTTATAGCACTAATTTGGTATGTTAAGAAAAGGTGTAAAATTACTGATTAAAAAGATGGTGGATTATAAGAAAGCTCTTGTAGCAATTCTCGAAAATACTCTTGAGAATGTTAATGCTGGAAATACTAATATAACTGAGGAAGAAGCTTCTGTTATTATAGACCATCTTACAATGCCCAATAAAGGTGTAGCTACTGTTTCAAAAGCTTATGCTTGTGAACATGTTCTTCATATTACATCTAATAAATTTGATTATCTTGTCAGAAAAGGTATTATTCCTCACGGTCGTAAATGTTTAGGATTTAATGAACTTAGTTGGGTTCTTAAAGATTTAGATGAAGCTAAACGTTATTTGGCTAATAATAATGATTAATAACCTTTTGCGCTTGTAAATCCCGTAATCTTAATAGGTTACGGGATTTTTCATATCCTTATATTATTGGAGATATTAGTTGTAAGTTTGTAGTGTAGTCGATTACTCTATCATTTAATAACAAACAAACTAATATCAATAACTGTATGAAAATGATTGATACTGAAACTGGCCATGAGATGGTTGAAGTTTCTGGACATGACAAGAAAGAGTATGCTTCAAAAGGCGTTGCGGGTACTGGTCTTGGACTTGGTATTGCTGGTACGGCTTTATGGTTGTTAAGCGGTGGTCTTGGCGGTGGTTTATTCGGAAACCGTGCTGGTCTTGCTGGTGCGGCTGCAATCGGTGCCGAGGGTATTGCAGAGAAAGAAGATAAGTGTGAACTTATCAATGGTATGTGGACTTTGGCTTTCAATGGTCAGACTGCTCGTTTTAATGACCGTCAGACGATTAATGCTGAAATGTTTGGTCTTTATAAGAGTCAAGTAGATGCAGATTTTGCTCTGTATAAAAATCAACGTGATGGTTTTGATGTTACTAATGCTCGTGTTGGTGAGCTTGAGAAAGAAGTAGCTGTTCTTCGTGCTACTCGTCCTTATCAGGATGCTCTTATTCAAGCTGCTATAGCTCGTGTTGCTGAGCAAGCTGAGTTTAATCTGTTCCGTCGTACTTGTCGTATGATTTCGGGTGAAGTTGTTCTTCCGAATACTCCTACGGTTACGGGTTATAGTTCGTATGACCCTTGCGCTTGTCGTGCGACGACACCTGCTCCCTCTGCTAATTAATCTACTCTTTCTATTCGAGAAGTATTTCGGTATAAAAACCGAAGTACTTCTCCTTTTCAATTAAATCTTACAATTATGAATGGCCCTACATTTAATATTGGATACGACCCAATTCTTTCAAATCCTTTTCCTCAAGCTGTTGATTATACGAGAGAAATTGATGAACGAGTAAAATATCTTCAAGCTATTAAAGATAAAATGGCTGGAAGTAATCAACAAACTAATTCACAAAAAGATTCTTTATGGACAGTTATTGATAATGAAATTAGTAGCTTAAATGAAGAACAACGAAATATATTATTTAGTGATACTAAATATATCCAAATAGATACTCAATTAAAACAACTTGTTCAAGAAGCACTTATTAATTCTGTTAAAGGTGTAATTGAACAATCTCAAGTTGGTAAAGATTTACTTACACAGCAACTTAATTATGTTAAGTCGAGTAAGAATGCAATCATAGCTGAATCTAATAAGAAATTAGAAGTATTTAAAAAGTTCCAAATTGCTGCTTCAGCTAATCCCAATCTTACTTATAAAGAATTTTGTGAATCTATAAATAAATAAACTATGATTAACAAAGATAATTTAATTGAGGAAATTCTAAAATTTATCAATACTAAAATAGCTGATATATCAAGTAATAATCCTTTATTTGATATTGTTGTTAAACCTTATATATCAAAAGTTATAACTAACAATGTTTCAAAATTAGATAAAGCTCTATCATTAATTGCAGATGATAAAGGTATGGTAGATGCAGATGGTTTACTTACTGATATGATTGACAGATTAATTGTTTCAAAAGCTAATACAATTAATGGTATAACTATTGGTGAAGGTTCTGTAAAAATCACTATTCCTTTTATGAATAAAACTATTGTTTTTGATAAAGATGACTTTAATGAATTAAAAACTAATATTGAAAAATATGGAAAATCTGAATAAATTAATTGAACATTATAAACAAACTATTCGTATTGATTCTTCTAATGCTTGGGATTTAGTTTGTCATTTCAAAGAAGCTGTTTGTGAAAATACGGATATTGATAAAGAAGATTTATTCGAAATAATGAAAGATTTCCATGAACGTTTAGCTGGTAAACATTTTAATGAACCTTATGCTATATATCAAGTTTCTCAAATGTATCATACTAATAATAAAGGTGTTAAGATTGATACTCCTTTATTCAGTATTGAAAACGCTAAAAAGATATATGATAGGAGAATACGTCCTTTGAATAAGGATGTTACTATGTGGGATGTTTATGTAGCTCTTAATGCTCAATATCACGATAACATTAATCTTTATGAGAAATGGTTTCCTAATGCAACAAATAATGAAATCGAAGATAAAATCGTAGAAGCAACTATTAGTAATTGGTTCGAAGATGAAGATGCAAGTAGTGATAAGGTTTGGGAATATTTTAGGGTTATTTAATGGGCTATTGTAATTTGTTTGGTAAGACGTGCTATTAGATTAGCACGTCTTTTTTCATGTAATTACGGCTGGAAATGGGGGATTTTAACGTATATTTGTTAGTAGCCCAATATAATATACCTATTAATATTAATCCTCTTATACGCCTATCTATGTTCGATTATACAGCTATTATAGTAGCTATAATAACATCCATAAGTACGATTGCTGGTATTTATCTAAAAGAATGGTTATTTCCTAAACGTAAAGAACAAAAACTCACTATTGAAAAAAGTAATTGTTATATAGAACTTGATAAGATATGTGCTTCTATTCGAGATACTATTCACGCTAATGCTGTTTATATTGCTTATTTTCATAATGGCGGTCATTTCATTAATGGTGTAGAAATGGATAAATGCACTGTTGTTGGTGAAGATTATGATTGTTGTGTAGTATCTTATAAGAAATCTTTTAAGGATGTTCTTGTTAATAATTTTCCTTATTTATTTCATAATCTTCTTGTTAGAAATCGTCATTATTGTAATGATGTTAGTAAATATAAGTTTCAAGATAGATGTTATAAAGATGAACTTGAAAGTAGAGGTATGAAGTCTGCTTATACTTTTCTTATTAAAGACCCTATTAAAGAAACACCTATTGGTTTTATTTCTCTTGAATATAATATCGTAGAAGGATTTAATCCTGATGATGAAAAATATATTTGGAAAAAACAAAATACTATTGCTAATCTTTTGAATCTAAATAAGTAAGATATGGGAACACTTAATCAATATGCAGCTCGTATTACAAACATGGTTAATCAACCTAATAATCACGAACTTAAAGAACGTGTTAAGGATATGATTAAAACTATGTTTGCAAATCGTATTCGACAAAGCGTTGAGAAAAATGGAATAGATGATATTCTTAAACTTACTTTTATTGCTCCTGTTGAAGAATTGAAATATAGTGATATTCTTCCTACTGAATATCGAGTTGTTAATAAAATTAGATTGTTAGGAACAAAGTACAAAGTTCCTACACCAGTGCGCATACAAAGTGATGCGCCTTTTGCGTTTGTAGGTGATACTGTTGGTAATGGATATATGTATGAGAGTTCTATTACATCTCTTAAACTACGTCAAAGTGGGCGTCCAACCTGCTCTCCCACCGGGTATCCACGAGCTTATATTATATTAAACGGTCATATAATTATTGCTGAAAAAGTTGGTACAAAAGATATTGATGATAGACGACCAATTAATGAAGTAATGATTACAGGTATATTTGAAAATCCTGATGAAGTTCTTTCGTTCTTTAAGAATGAAGATGGTCAAGATATTGAATTACCTTTACCTAATGATATGCTTGAAAGTATAATTCAAGAAATACTTAAAACTGAATTTGGTATTTATCCTCAAGATTTAGATATTGAAACGAATAATAATAATCCTACTATTGCTCAACGTGGTAATGGTCAAGATTAATATCATGCTTCTATCATTATGGTTGATAACGAATATTATTGGAGAGATTTCGTTAAAGAAGTTCAAATACAACTTAATTCTTTAATTAAACAATTACATCTTGCTTATGAACGGCGCAATGATTGTATTTATAATATCAAAGATAATCTTGCTAAATATCAAGAAGCTGGTGTTGATGTTTCGGTAGTATTCGATATTGATAATCGTAGTAAGATTTATTTTAATAAGAAACAAGATGTTCTACTTGGTACTAAACTAATGAGTTATATTCGTAGTTATAATTACTTAGTTTATGAACGTCTTGATAAACTTGATGATGATATAGAAACTCTTGCTGCTCTTAAAGAATTACCTTCTGAAATGTATACTTATATGCAAGATGAAGTTAATAATGAGATAGCTAATTTATTATGTAAAGGTAACAATTATTCTTTTGGTAGTTCTGTAGGTTACGTTTATGTTTACTATAAAAAAACGATGCCCGGTGATGTATGTAGTGTTGTCGATTGGGGTGCTACAAAAGACTTAAAAAAGAAATTATTAGAGCAAGGTATTAATATACGAACTGCTGATAATCCAAATGGTATTCCTTATTTCATATATTATGATTATGACTGGTGTATAAAAGCTGTATATCATAAAGTCAAAGGTCGAATACCACAAAGTGTTTATTACAAATTCAAATTTGGTCACACAAGTAGTGCTTATGAAAATGGTGAAAAAACTATTGATAGAACACCTTTTGCAATGAAAGGTAAAACTGTTGATGAAATTGCAACTAATCGAAGACTTAATTGTTTCAATAAAATTCTTGCAATTTGTTTTAATCATCCTGACGAAGCTATTAAACTATATCGAAATAATCTTCCTAAACAAAATAATGCTTTATGATTGATAATAATATATTTATTAGTAGTGCTACATTAATTCCAGATATGTATAACGATTATAATATACAAAGTGATGACTTTGTAAGTCGTTTTCCTATTTGGGTTGCAAATGCTTTGGAAGAACTTAAATTTATTCAAGCTTATGTTGATATAGAAAAAGATATTGAATTTGACGACCATCGTTGTCAATTACCGTGGGATTTTCGTGGTGTAATTGATGTCATTATAAATAATAAAAAAGCTGTTCTTAAAAATTCAGCTGAATTTAACAAAGATACTATTACTGAAAAAGTAACAACTGTTCCAACATATACTCCTTATCCCGGTATTCCAAATGCAGATATAACAAGTCCCGGTGATAAAAATGATAGTTTTAATCATGCTTCTGTTGATAAAGAGCAACCTTATTATTACATTAGTAATAACTGGATTCATACTAACGTTGATTACGGAACTATTCATTTAAAATATAGAGCTTTACCTGTTGTTTATGATAGTATTATAAATATGGATGTTCCTCTTATTTATAATAACGGCCCTCTTAAAAAATATCTTAAACTTTATGTTCTTAAACAAATGTTATTAAGAGGCTATAAACATCCGGTTGTAAGTCTTACAGCAAACAATCCTTATACAAATCCTGCGATAGAACTCGATAGAATGAGAATACAAGTTCGAGTTTCTTGTAACAAATTTAGTAATGACCGTCGAGAGAATATTGCTACTATTCTTCGTACATTAGAATAATAGAAATTATGAAAGTTTTAGGTCTTGATTTAGATAATTCACCTCATATTGCACAAGATAAATCTTTGCGGTATGCTAAAAATATAACTATTGATAATAAAGGTCAAAGTTATTTTAATGAAAGAGGATTTGATTTCATAGGTGAATTAGATGATATTCTTGAAAATCATCCGACAAATCAGCATATCATTCCTTATATTTATAGTGATGCCGATAATCACAAATATAATATTATAGGTACAATTCCAACTAATGTTGGTGTTGTACTTTTTTGCGTTGTAGAACACTGGAATAATGCAGATAAATCTGATTTACAAACTAACGATGCTATTATATATCTTAATCTCGATGATAATAATCCAACTGTAAAACGTTGTTTGTATAGTACATCCGGTGCATTTGGATTCAGTATTGATAGACCAATTCATGGAGATTATATATACAATTATAAAGAAAATTTAATTGTTACATTTACTGAAGGAACTGATGAATCAGCAAATGAAACAAGAATTATTAATATGACTGACCCGTTTTATGATGGTAACAATGGAGATGATACTGCGATAGGATATGACATCACTGTTGATGAAGTTGATTCGTTTAATCTTATTCCAAATGTTACTTATCCTGAACTTCAATTAGAAGTTAAAGACGGTGGTAATCTTAAAACTGGTGCTTATCAAATAGCAATCAAATATCGTCTTGATGATGGTACTTATACAAACTATTCTCCTTTGAGTACATCACTTATTGTTTGTGGTAATTATGAAGAAGATTATGCGTTAGGTATCGAAATCAATAAAAATATTACTATTAGTTTTAGAAATAGTGGTATTAAATATAAACATTGTAGGTTTGCTATTGTTTATATTACTGACGAAGCTCAATTATCATATGAAACTAATGATATTTCAATTAATGGTGTAAGTACTACTCATATTGTAAGTGATGTTTCATATTTATCTGCTATAAGTCTTGATGATATTTTTATTAAAAATATATCATATATTCGAGATAATACTCTTGTTAATTTCAATAATAGACTTATTCGAGGTAATGTAAAAACTCTTGATTATAGTAAACTTGATAGTGAACTTAAAGAGTTTACAGAGAACAATCTTGATGTTCAATTAAGTTGGAATCCAAGTTCTTCTTATATTAATAGTACTCGACGTTATTTTAAGAGTGGTGAAGTTTATGTTCTTTATGCTGGATATTATGATTATAAAGGTGACCTTGTAAATATACATCATATTCCTTGGAAAGCTAACAATTATGATGTTGAAGCTTATCCTGTAGGTTTTACTAATCAAAATGCTCATAAAATTCCTTATAAATCTGAAAGTATTAGTAAGATTATAAGTCCGGATTGGAAGAGTTTACCTGATATTGATGCTGCTGAACAAGTAGATGAAATTGCTAAAACTGGTGTTGGTAGTGAGAATCCTACAATAGCTCGTAATCGTTATTTTACTTTATACGGAGTTTCAACTGAACACGCTACTGTTAAAGCAAAAGGTCGTTCTTTAACCAAAGGTAAACTAAAGTTACCAAGTCTTCCACTACCTTATACAACTGAAGATTCTGAAGGTGGAGTTAATCCTTTTGATTATCAAGTCGTAGTATTGGAAATATCAAGTGAGAGTACATCAAGCCAATTAATTGGTGTTGAATGTAGTCCTACATTTGGTGGAGATAGTGTGATACCTGCTGGTATAAATTTAACTACAAAAGTTTATGATGCTACATCGGTAGTTAAACAAATTGATTCAGAAGAATCTGAAGTTGAAACTGGGTATTATGAAGTTTCTGAATCTAATCTTTTAGCATCTGATAGTAAATCTACATTTATTGGTAATACAATTAATACTAAAACTAATTTTGTAATTAATCTTGATGCAAAAGAAACTAAATATATTTTAATTGAAGTTCGATTAAGTTATAAAGTTAATGGTTCAACTGCTCCGACATTTGATTGGTTAACTCAATTATATCCTACTTCTTCTGAATGGAATCCTACTTATCCATTAAGTCCTAATATTAATATTAAAGCTAATCTTGCTGGTAAAACAGACTTAATGAATAAATATATTAGTTCGATAGTTTATTTCTTTATTGAACATAATATTAATAACTCTAGAATTGTTACACAAGGTTTCGCAATGCGAGATACTGAAACTAACAATTTCGGTAAAAATCAAACTTATAAAAATCCTTTTGGTGGAGATAATGCAAGATTTTATACATTTGAATATCTCTATAATAAGATAAATAGTATTCGAGGTAAACTTAAACCTCTATACTTTGAAACTGATGTTCTTAAATTTGTTAAAAATAAAGAACTTGATGATGATATAAAAGTATTTCCAGCTAAATGGAAAGGTGAAGATTTTGATGGATTTGATACAAATCCTAATGAATCTGGAACTCGATTCTTAGATGCTGACATTAATAGTCTTGCTATTGATACTTCTCGTGCAACTAAAGATGTTTCACTTGAATATATCAATGCTAATATTAGTTCTCAAAACAATATTGCTGGCGATAGTTATTATCGTATTGAAAAAGGTTTTGATGGATTTAATAAAGGTACAGATAATGAAGAATGGGCAAGAGGATATATTGCCGATTTAATTAATAATTCTGAAACACTTTATTCTGATGTTAATAATCAGAAACTTCAAATTGCATCTAATGTAATTAATATTAAAGGTTCTTCTGAAGTAATAACTTCCTTAGTTGGTGATACATTTATAGGATATATAACCCTTCGAGCTACTGCTCCATCGTCTGATTATCGTTATGGTGATGCTCAAGCAAAAGAATTAGATAGTAACGCTACTGTTTATCGTTGGATATTTACTGTTCCTCTTGAAAGTAAATTTAATATTCTTGCTCGATTTAGTGTTAATAACGTAGATAAATCTTTCAAATATCACGATAAACGTGGTAATGAATTACGTGAATTTTATCAATTAAGTTATCAAGTTGATAATTTCATAAATAGTAGTGTTGGTAAAGGTTATTCTCCTGTTTATAATGAGAATGGTATTGAAACATTTACTTATTTTGAAGAAATTCCCGGAACTCAAGACCATCCTTATCGTATAATTCGTAGTCAATTACAGAGTGCTGAAAATGCTAATCTTAATTGGCGATTATTTAGAAGTGATGATTATAAAGATATGCCTTTTAATCGAGGTGAAATTATTGCATTGAAAACTGACAATAAAAATCTTTATATTCAACAGACTTATGGTCTGCATTTATTACAACTTCGTGATACACTTTCTAATACGGATGAAGGTACTTCGTATTTAGGTACAGCTGATATATTTAATATGGAACCTCAAGAGGTTACATATAGTCCCAGTGGTTATATAGGTTGCCAAAGTTATTTTGATACTCAAGTTAATGTTATTGGTTATTTTGTTATTGATGCAGTTCATAGACGTATCTTCAATATCAATGGAGATAAAGTAAGTAATATGACTGCTCTTAATGCTCTTAAATGGTTTGACGGTAATCTTGCAAAAGATGTAATTAATCCGTTTAAGAATAATGGTAGAATTTGGGCATTTAATGAAGATACTAATATCTTATATTTAGTCCAAAATGTTGATAATAAACAATTCACAATTAGTTTTAGTCCTATTGCTAATGCTTGGATTTCATTCCATGACTATAATCCTATTGTAGGTATTACCAATCGAAATGGATTATTCTGGTTTGATAAACATGGCATTTATGCAATATCTAAAAATAATTATGGTCGATTCTTAAAAGATGATAATAATAATCAACTTGTTAAAGAATCATATATTAAATTTATTCTTAACGACAATAGTAATTATAATAAGTTATTAAATAATATTGCTTGGAAAGACAGAGTTGATATTGTTAATAATCTGTTACCTACTATTAATGAATTTGAGAAAACTATTAATGCTATATTGGTTCATAATGATGACCAATGTACTGGTTATAAACTTGTTAAATTTAATGATATTTGGTATAATGGTACAACTGGTGTTAATAAAGTAAATCTTTGGAGATTTAATAATGTTAATGATATACACAAACAAATACCTTTTATGATTACTGATTTAGTTGTAGATGAATCTGCATTAAAACGTAAAGCTAAATGGTATGATGTTAATAAGTTCATTTGTCAATATGTTTATTGTATAATGAAGTTTAATAATAGTGATAATAACAGACTTTGGGAACTTATTGATGTTAATCCTGAATGGATTCTTGATAATCGTAATAATCAAAGGTAATTTGTAACAACTTGTGCGGCTCGGCCTTCGGCCTCGCTCCCCGGTGGGGCAGGAGGTTGCACGCCCACTTGTCACGTTACTCAAACTTTTAATGGTATGTCTAATCGTAAAGTTAATCCTGATAGTCTTCGTCAAGTTACTCGTTATATTAATGAGTATTCTCAACATATTTGGGATAACGAATTGACTGGTGATAAAGAATTTGTTCGTGTTAAAGAAAATGGTAAACTTAAAACTGTTCGTTCACGTTCAAAAGATGGTAAATATTATTATCCTTATCCCTCATATGAAGGTGGTGATGATACTATTGGCCCCGGTTTTAAGTTAAATGATACTTCTGATTTTACTAAATCTGTTAAAGCAAAAGGTAAAGCAACAAGAAAACAAATTGATGCTGAATTGAATCGTCGTATGGCGAAAGCCTATAATGATGTTCGTGATATTTATTCTGAGAAATATGGTATTGATGATTTCAATACTTTACCTCAGCCTATTGTTAATCTTATGTCTAATCTCGCATATCGAGTAGGTCGAACTGGTTTTAGACAATATAAAAAATTATTAAAAGGTGCTAATGAACGTAATACAGATAGTATTATTAAAGAATATACTACTGGTAATAAAAGAAGAGATAAATCTGAATTAGAAATATTTAAGACTAATAGTTCTAATGACTATAATATGATTAGAAATAGATTATTTTCTAATTTTAATACTGATGATAATCCTGATAACTATGTTGAAGATATGAGTAAAACTAATCGTAAAAAATATAATTTCGGTGGTATTCGTTCAACACATGATGCTACCGCTGATTATTTAGGAATGGCTCGTGATTCTGGTAATAGATTTTTTGGTAATGCTATGATTGATATATTTTATCATAGTGGAAAGAATGATGATACTGGAATCCCGGTTAAGAATTATGTAGATAAGTTAATTACTAACGATAAACTTATTTATGCAAATATGCAGAACAAAATCAATAATGAAATTGTTACTGCTCGTGGAGTTGCTCGTTGTGGTGGTCTTGTAAGACGTAAGCGAAAAGATTTCGGTGGCGTTATGTCTGGTAATGTTTATCGAAGTATTGTCGCTGGTAAAAACAATCGAGATTATTTTGATGGAGTAGGTGTTGGCCTAAAAACTAAATATTTAGATGATGCTTATGCTGAAGGTGATATTGATTTGAATGCACAAGGTATTGCAAAGGCAAATCAGTTGATGGCTCGTGATTCAGCGATTTATGCTAATATGCAAAATAAGATTAATAATGAAATTCTAACTTCTCGTGGTATTACTGCTAAATTCGGTGGACTTGTTGGAATTCCTCGTAGAAAATTCTATTGGGGTGGAACAAGTATTAATGACCCCGGTAGTGTTCAATGGGGTACACGAGTTCAAGCCAGTGATATTGACGAATCTAAATATAGTGCTGATGGCGAAGGTATCGTAGGTGGTAGCGCTTTAAGTGGAGCTGGAACTGGATTAGGAATTGGAGCTGCTGTTGGTGGAACTGCGGCGCTTGCTACTGGTGCAGCTGCTGGTTCTTGGCTTGGCCCTATCGGTGCTGGTATCGGTGCATTAATTGGTGGTATCGTTGGTTTGTTTACTGGACGTAAGAAAAAGCGTCAAGAAGAACGTCGTCGTCAAGAACTTTTAGCTGAACAAGCTGAAATGGAACGTCAGCAGACTTTAGGTAATATGCAAGATAAAGTTGAAAATGATGTTGCAACTATTCGACAAAGTAATCTTGGTAATTACTCAGAAGGTACAGGATTTTATGCTAAATTAGGTGGAATGATTGGTCGTAGAAAATTAAACACCGGCGGCCAAGTAGTTCCTAATTCATCTAATAGTGTTGTTGCTTATGGTCAAACGCATGAACAATATAATCCTGCTACTGGTGAAACTGGAATTATATATGGAGATTCGGAAATTGAAGGCGGCGGCGCTAAAAATGGTCGAATGTATGCTGGTGAAGTTGTTCGTGAAACTCCTGAAGGTGGTCAAGTATTCAGTGATACGATTAAAGTTCCCGGAACAAATCGTACTTTCGCTGATTATGCAAAGAAACTTACTGATATGAAAGGTAAAAAAGAAGCTCAAGTTATTCAACTTGCTGATAGAGTTACATTATCTTTGTCTGCATTAGATAAAAGTAAAACTAATAAATTACAAACTGGAACAAATGTTCGTAATATTGAAAAGTTAGTTTATAGAATGAATAAAGCTCGTGGTGAATCTGAAGCTATTGATGCTAAAACAGAAGATTTATTTGAAGCTCAAGAACTTTATGCTACTGCTTTAGGACTTCGTAATAATGCTCCGGTTATGCGTTGTGGTGGAATGGTAAGAAAGAAAAGACCTTTTGGTGGATATACTTCACCTTATAGTCTTACAGGAGTTTCAGCTCCTAAACTTACTACTTTACCGCCGATTCAAACTACTGCAAGTGCTGGCGGTGGTTCTGCATTTAAGTTCGGATTTAATGAATTTGGACTTGGTATGAATCTTGCAAGTTCACTGTTTGGAATTGTAGGTAACGCTCTTAATACTCGTGCTAATCGAAAGGCTATTGAATTTGAATCTACACTTCATGTTCCGAAAGGTAATAAAATAGATGCTGTTCAGTATAGTACAGATTATGATATTAATGAGGAATTACAAGAACTTGGTACACAAGAACGTAGAGCTGCTCGATATATTACTGATAACACAAGTAATGTTCAAACTGCTCGAAATAGTGTAGCAAATCTTGCAATTAATGCTCAACTTGCTCGAAATAAACTGTATGGAGCTAAGAAAGATTATCAACGTCAAAGATATGATTTGAATAGGCAAGAACGAGTTAATGCTCGAAATGCTAATAGTCAAATTATGTATCAAGACGCTATTAATGAATATAATAAAGCTGTCGGCTTAAATCAACAGTTAATGGCAGTCAGAACGCAAGGATTACAAGGAATGTTACAAGGAGTTGAAGGTCTTGCCGGAGCAGTTAATAATTACGCAAGTGCCCGCTTATATGAAAAGTTATGGCCTCGTGGAGTAACTAATCACATGAGAAGTAGTTTTGCTTGCGGTGGTCTTGCAAGACGTAAAAGAGCTTAATGTAGTGCGTGATATATCGGATTATTCTTTTATAGGATAGTCCGATATTCACGATTTTTTGTATATTTGTAATGATACAAATAGTGGTACAAACACGCGCGACAAGTGGGCGTGCAACCTTCTGCCCCACCGGGGAGCGGAGCCGCTGGGCGAAGCCCAGCAGGCGGAGCCATACGAGTTACAACTAATTTACAAACTAATCATTATAAAATTATGGCAGAAATTGCAATAGGTCGATACGATACTAATACATTAAAAACTCCACAATTACAAGATTATGGAAGTGTATATGCTGCTGTTGGAAATGCTTTAAATCAAAAGTATTACCAAAATCGTGAAGCATATATTAACAGAATTGCTAATCCTTTAAGTCAAATTAAAGCAACTTCTCGTGGACAAAAAGTTCTTGATTCTGAAAGAGCCAAGATTGTTGAAGGTACTAATGAATTTAAGGAACAAGATAATTGGTTTGCAGCAGATGATTATATTTATAAGCAAACTGAGAATATTCTAACTAACGAAGGTCTTAAAGCTGTTCAAGCTGATTATGCTTTGGAACAGCAGTATATGGAAGATTTGAAAAAGAGTGATTGGGATACTCAAAATCAAAATGCTTTCTTGCTTCGTAGTCGTTTACAATCTTCTGATATTGTTTATGATGCAGAAACTAATACTGTTGTAAGCGGTGGTTTTAATGGAGTTCAAATTGGTAAAAAGTTCGATGTAAATAAATATCAAAAAGACGTATTTGATATTCTTTCAAAAGCCAAAGCTGATAAGGTATCATTTGAAAATCTTGTTACTAATCCTGATATGATACGTCAGTATGGATTAGATGTTGCAACAGGTTTTGATGGTGAAAAATTAGCAAGTCACTTTGTTAAAACTGGTAGTGAAAGAGAAGGTATTACAGAACAAGAGATTATGAGTTATGCTATGTCATTACTTAAATCTAATCCTGATTATACTAATTATCTTACTACTGTTTGGCAGAATCAAGATGCTCTTACTCGATTTGTAAAAGATGATAGTTCTGCTGGTGGACATTTAAGAGATTACGAATTAGGAGATTATGCTCCTTTATTTACTGGCAATCCTACAATGTTTGCTCTTAATGGATTAGGTATTAACGTAAATGAACTTGGTGCTCCTACAAGAGACGGTAAGTTTACTGTTAATTCTAAATTACCCGCTGAAATTAAAACTTTGTTAGATACTGTTAATAAAGAATATGGAGTTAATGTTCTCGATATATTACAGAATAAAGCTCAAGTTCCACCTGAACTTATTCAAGCTGGTTTACAGAATTATGTAGATAAAATGTTTGAAAGTTACGCTAAAGGTGTACTTGGTGCTACTGATGATATTGAGAATCTCGATAGAACTGCTTTTACACAAAGTGTTTTGTCTGGTCAATTTATTAACAATAATATTCAAAGTTTAGCTGGTGCTGCCGCAGGTTTATATTCTTATCAAGATATTAAAACTACGGTTGGTTTAATTGCTAATCCCGGTTATACAGCTTATATTAAAGCTCGTGCAAAAGGTAAACAGCAAGAACTTGAAACTCTTCAACAATATGCTCCATATCTTGATACATTAGGTGGTTTTGAAGTTACTGGTGATAGTGTTGCAGAAAACATTAATCGTCGTAATGAAATTACTGACCAAATGACTAAACTTTCAAATTCTATGAATCAGATATTTACATCTGATGAACTTGGAATTTTAGGTCTTAATCCGGGAGATGGTAATATTGTTAAAACACTAAATATTTCTACTGCTGAAAGATTAGTTGATTCAGCAGGTCTTGATGAAGAAACAGCAGCCAATCTTAAAGGTAAACTCTTACAAGTTCAAACTGCTCAACGTAATTATAATAATCTTCAAGCTAAACTTCGTTCTGACGAAATTCAACTTAATTCCGTATTTGATACTTGGAAAGAACACCGAGATAGGATTGAAGGTGGTATAGGTTGGTATAGAGTTAATAACGAAGAAGCTAAGATTATTCTTGATAACAGACTCGATAGTTATGATAAATACGTTGATTATATAAATCAAAATTATAAAGAACTTTATAATCCTGAAACATATAGTAGTACCTGGGTACGAAAAGATGGTGTAACAACTGGAGCTAAATATCTCGGCGATATGCTAACAAAAGAAGAGTTTGAATCTACTCTGTCTAATGCAGCAGATAATGTTTCAAATCGTTATCGTAAAGCTATTGCTGATGCACCTCTTGAATTTACAGCAACTCGTGAGATTATTGCTAATCCTTCAAGATTTCAACAAAATTACATGGCAGCTGCTATGGTAAATTGGAAAAAAGGTGCTGGTAATATTAGTGTTGTTCAAACTCCATCTGGAGAAGGTACTGGTCTTACCGGAATGCAATTAGCTAAGTATATGAACTTTGATGCGTTTCCTACTTCGACTACCACTAATTCAAAAGGTACAAGTGTAACTCGTCAGAGTAACGCTACTAAAAATTCTAAACCTCTTTCGGGTAAAGAACTTGGTCTTGATTATGATATTTATAAAACTGAGGTTAGTCCGATTGCTAATGGAATTGCAGCTCGTGAAGGCCGTAATGAATATGCAATTACTCTTTTCGATGAAACTGGTGCTGCTCGTGGTAATATTATTTTCTCTGAACAAGTAGACCCATCTACTATTGCTCGTCAAATTCTTGATAATTACCGCAATATTAAACCTTATGCTAAAATTGGTGGTGAAGGTTTACAACGTAGCGCTGGAATGATTGAATCTCAATATGCTTCGGGATTTATTGATTTTAATACTACTGGTGCTAACAATAGTCCAGCTGTTGCAAATATCGCAGACCTTCAAAGAACTGTTGATGATTTAGGTAAAGTTGAATATGATTTGAATATTCACGAACCTTTCTATAATAGTATTGACGGTAATAGTCGTAAGGTTGAGATTGGTAGAACAACACAAGGTTATTATATAAAAGATATTAGTGGATTGAAATATCCTGATGGTTCTGTTCATTATGGAGAATTTGGATATAATACAATTCCTAATAGTCTTTACACAATTAAAGGTATAACTCCTAATAATATTCAATATTATGAAACTATAAATGAAGCATTAGCTCCTATTGCAGAATATGTTTTAACTCAATATGGAGTTGTTCTTGATATGCAAGAGGCCGCTGAAGCTATTCAAATGAATAAAATAAATAATGCTAATATAGGATATTAAACCATGCCAAATCTAACAGATATTAAAATTCCTATTACAGGTTCGCAAGCTCTTATTCCTTCTGAAACACCAATTCAGGGAGTAGGAGCTACTCCTGTTTTACCCGGTAGTATGCCGGAACCTGAACTCTTTCGTGGTAGAAAACAATCTTCAATTCGACCTTTTAATATTTCTGAATATGAAAATATATTAGGTAAAGGTCAAGTTAATCCCAATCTTGATTTAAGTGTTCTTAATGAAAATAGAGCACAAAATCAAAGTGGTTGGTATTTAACTAAAAATGCTATTGGTCAATTAGGAACTACTATCCTTGGTGGTACTATTACTGGTATTGGTAGTATTCTTAATTTCTTTCCTACTACATATCGTGCTATTAGTCAAATATGGGATGATAATGCCAAATATAAATGGGACAAAGCTATCAACGAAGGTCTTGGTTCTGAATGGCAGAGAATAGGTAAAGATATTGAAAATTGGGGTCGTAAAGCAATGCCTATTTATCAAACAGAACAAGCTCAAAAAGGTGGTTTTGCTGGTGGTATGGGTGATGCTACTTGGTGGGCAAGTATGTTTCCTACCGTAGGTTCTGCAGCCGCATCTATGCTTCCTGTTATTGGACAAATGCGAGTTTTACAAGCTGTTGGTAAATTAGGAACAATGATTAACGGTGTTGGTCGTTTAGGTTCTACATTGAATAAAGCAGGTCGTGCATTACAAAATCCTTATACTCAACAGATAATTGGTACTTTATACGGAGCACATCTTGATAGTATGGAAGAAATTGTTCGTGGTTATGATGAACAATATCAATATGCTCTCGATTTAGGTTTCAATGAAGATGATGCTCGTAAGTTTGCATCTGTTTATGCTTCTGAAAGTTACAATGATGCTTGGGCTTATGGAATATTATTTAATGCTATTGAACTTAATAGTATGCTTCGTGGTATTAAAGAAGCTCCAGTTAATAGTATTTCTATTGAAAAAGGTTTAAGAAGTAATATAAAAGGTCTTGCACAAAAAGGTAAGACTTTTGTTTTAGATAGTGAAGCATCTAAACTTAATCGTAAACTCATTCCAAGTGTTGGACTTCGTAAAACAAAAGATTTCTTTTCTGTTGCTTTATCTGAAGGTCTTGAAGAGATGCGAGTTGATATGGCACTTAATGAAGGTGTCATTGCTGCAAAAAAAGAACTTGGAATTGAAGATGAAACTGCTGCTTTAACTCCGTTAGCTCGTATGGGAAGACTTGTTGAACAAGCTTCTTCATGGGATAGTTTTATTTGGGGTGCTATTGGTGGTGGTGTAATGTCTGCTGGACGTAATGGTGTTACACGAATACTTAATGGTAAAGCTCAGCAAGAAGCTGAAAATAAACGAGCTACTAACATTATAAATGGTATTCAAGATACTGCCGCAGCTATTGCTGATTTTGACGGTGACATGAATATTAAAGTAGCTGAAACACCAGTTTTAGATGAAGCTGGTAATCAAATTATGAATAGTGATGGTACTCCAAAAGTTAACAGAACTATTACTGACCCTGCTTCAAGTTTGCTTGTTGGTATTATGGGTAGAATTGGTTCTGCTAATGGATTCAATTATGCTGTTGAATATTTTGATGAATTAAGTAAATTATCAGATGCTCAACTTGAAGAAGTTTATGGTGCTAACAAACGACCTGTCGTAGATGCTCTTCGTAGAGAATTTACTATTATGCGAGATATTCATGCTCGTAATATGGGTTTAAGTTGGGGTAATCCTTTCGACAATGTTCTTAAAGTTCAGGCATCAACTGATGATTATTTACTTGACTATTATCGTCGTCAATTAGCTATTGTTGATACTGATATTCAAACTTTCGATATTGAAGCGTCTAATCTTCGTAAACAACGAGATGAAGCTCTTAAAGCTATTGATAGTAAACTTCACAACTTAAATGTAGAAAAAACTGTTCTCGAACAAGAACGTGAAGAACTGCAAAAAGTTATTGAAGATTATAAAACTCAACTTGAAGATAAAACTCGTAATAAAGCGATTAGTACACTTAAAGGTAAACGTACTCGATTAGTAAATAAGATTAAAACTATTGAAGATACAATCAATGGTTTGCAATCTCAAATTGATGAATTAAATACTTATATTGCTAATCAAGGTGCTATCAGTACAAAACAACCTAATCGCAAAGCTCGTAAACCGTATCTTCTTGAAATTAAAAATAGTAAGAAATCTATTTTAAGTCTGCAACAACAAATTGCAAATGCTCGCCAAGCTATTGCAGAATTAGAAGTTGGTAAACTTCAATACGAACAAGAACTTGCTATTCATAATGGTGAGATTGCTGATACTCGTAGGAAGATTGAATTATTTGAAAATGATTTAGTTGATTACGATACAAGACTTAATAGAATTAATAGTGATATTGCAGAACAGAGTGAACGTGAAAATAATAATGTAGCTGAATATAATGAAGCTGCAAAACGTTTGCGTGAAACTCGTAATAACAATAATCAAACATATAAATCTCTTGAAGAAGCTCGAACTCAACTGAGTATGGCTGTGATGGCTCTCGAAGAAAATGTTAATAATCGAGATGAGATTATGGCTGAACGAAGTAAGTTACTTAAAGAAGTTTATGATAAACAAGAAGAGATTGAAAAAGCTAAAGATAAAGTAGAAGAAACTACTGAAACTACTAATCAAGAAGCAAGTCAAGAACCCGAAAATGTTACTACCGAGGTGCTGACAGACAGTAACGGGATTTCGTACTCTCTCGATGACAGCGAGGCCCCAAATACCGTCGATATTAAAAATAAGGTATATTCGGTAGGCTCAAAATTTAATGTCGCAGAATCGCCCAAAACCGTGCAAAGAATCGAGGTTGTAACCGACGGCGAAACCGATTTTAGTGCTGTAATGGTTACTATAAAAGATGATGCGACTGGTAAAGAAGATACATATTCTGCAAAAGAACTTGCAGGTATGGATATTACTGAAATTCGAAGTGAAGTTCAAACTAAATTTGATGCTATTTATAAAACACTTTATAGTATTCAAGATAAACTTTCAGCAGATAAATTTGAGAATCATTATTTAGATACTATTATAAATTTGTATAAAGAATTATCTGATTCTAATAGTGATATTTATAAAGCATTATTATCTCCTATTGATAATACTGAACTTAATACGTTACGAACTAATATTATTGGTAATTTTATTGGTTGGATAAATGAATATCAACCTACTGAAATTAGTAATGAGAATTTAGAAAAAGCTAATCGTGTAAAACAGTTATTATCAGATAGTAATATTCGTATCGCAAACAATCTTAAATCTAATCTTTTCAAAGATTGGATTTGGAATCTTTATGGTGGTGATATAGTTGGTTATAGTGAAGAGGAAAACGCTAAAATGCGTGAAGCTATTGCTGATTATATTGCTAACGTTGCTAATGTTCTTAATAATAATTATACTATCACTGATGGTAAATTAACTCTTAAGAATATTAATGTAGACCATAATGTAATTCGAGCACAAATTGAAGGTCTTACTCAAATCAAATTTGAAAATCTTAATAGTAATTTTGATACTGTTAGATATTCAAATTTCTATCATAAGATAACTCTATTCAAAAATAGTATTATTAATGAAGTAGCTAAAAGTACAACTGAATTTTACAAAACTAATATCGCATATATTAATAGTGTGATGAATAGGTTTATTAGTAAAATTCGTGCTATTAGACAAGATGAAGATAGTCCGTTGCATAATGCTCTTGTAAATGATGATGGCTTTGGTAGTCAAACTTCTAAAATTATGGAATTTGCTACTGCCGTAAATAATTTAGCAAAAGAGTTTTTAGAATATGGTGCTGTTCCTAATCTTCCTGCTCGTACAAGACTTCATACATTAGCTCAATCAATTCAACCTTATTTGGTATCTGATGTTGATGCTTTGAATCTTACTGGAATAGATGTTATTACTGCTGTTCGTCAAAGTAATGTTCTTGATTTATTAAGAAATGCTCGAATGGCTTATTCTATTCTTTCGAGATATTATAATTTTGAAAGTGGTACTGAATTAAACGATGATGTATCTATTCTTAATAGTCTTGATGTACTTGCTAACAGTGTTTCTGACTTTATAGATGATACTGAATCGAGAGATGAATTTAATACTAATGACTATCGTTATTACATTAGTGATTCAATGCGTAATGCTCTTGATGCTATTGAAAATACTATTGTAAAACTTGATGGTCGTCAGATATTTACTGATAATCACGTTTATACTTACGAAGATATTCTTGATTCTATATATCAGCAAACAGATGGTCGTAATGATGTTATTAAATATTATGAACCTATTTGGTATGCACTTAAATATTTCAAAAATGATGTAAATGTTAATACAATATATCAACAAATGAGTAAGAATGGTGTTCCACAAGAACAACTTGATGCTCTTAAACGTTTGTTTGATATTATTAATAAACGAATTGCTAATCCTATTCAAACAACAGACGGTGCTTATCTTGATAGTAACTTAAATCTTCGTGGTAAGTTTTTAAGTGATTTCTTCAAAACTCATATTCAACGTGAATTTGAAACTAATGGTTTCAAAGGTTTACGTCGTCTTACACCTGAAGTTTATAAGATTATCACAAGTCCTGAATATTATAATCCTAAAACTCGTGTTATTAAAAACAACATTACAGTTAATGGTGTTAAATTCAAGGCTACTGAATTATTTGATGCTTTAAGAACTTTACACGAAGGTCAGGAATTTGAAGTTACTTATAAAGATGGTAATGTCGATGTCAATTTAGATGTAAATGGTAAGAAACTATTAATTGAACGAATTGGTTTAGGTGATAGTGAAACTTATCATGGAATCCAATTAGGTAGAATTGATGAAAGTGGAGTTAATCAATATGATTCTGCTTTTGGTAATTCTTATGGAACATCTAAATTTATAGATACTATTATCCGAAAAGCTGGTGGAAGTGATACAATATTTAACTTAACAAAAGAGTTTTATAAAGTATATACTGAAGCCTTAACTCGTGAACAACAAACATCTGATTCAGTTGTTTCAAAACTGAAATCAATTATTAAAGAATTAGATAAATATGGTAATACATCAAAAACTGAACATTCTGAAATAATCAATGCTTTCATTGGAGCTATCCAATATAATACTGAAGTCGAAGGTGTTAGTCCTGAAGCATTTGATATTGAAGCTCTTGACTTAAATAAGGTTTATTATCTTATTAGTCCTATGTTCTATAACGTAAGACTTAAAAATCTTAATGATTATGTTCGTTATGGACTTAGAATCAAGAACGCTTATCAGAATCTAAATACTAAACTTGGAAATGACTTTATTCAAAGTCAAAAACTTATTACTGAAATTAAAGAAAAAGGTTCTGCAATTTTAGTATTAAAAGGTATTAATAAATCTCCTATTACATTTGCCGATTCAAGTGGTTATCGAGCTAATGTAAATGAAGAGATGCAACGTACTGTTACAGTTAATGGTAAACCTGCTGTTAATATTATTCAACGTCAGCCTGATGCTGATGGTTTAATGTTAGTTTCATCACTTACTACTGACACCGCATTTAATAATCCTATTATTGAAGATAAAATTACTTCATCTGATAGGCATTTCCAAATGTATGCTGAAATTCAAGCTAATGCTGGTGAGAATGGAAAAAGTTATGTTCCATTACATCGTGGTAATTTAGCAAGTGATGTTGCAGATACACCGTTTAATGTAGCTGCTATGGAATTTGTTACTCAAACTATGAGTGATATTATTTCAGATGCTACGTTTACATCTCTTCCTACTGATGCTAAATCTGGTCTGTATACTCTTGTGGATGATACTAATAAGACTCGAACTAAAGCTCACAATGCTAATATTCGTAGTCGATTAGCTCCTTTGTCAGAAGCTATTATTACAAGTTATAATCGTGGAGTTCCGGGAGCTGAATGGTTTAACATTAGTTCTCTTTACGAAAATACAGACCCTGCTACTGGAAAAACTCGTTATATTAAACATTTAGATTTCCAAACAGTTGTTCGTAAAAAGAATATACTTGGAAATGGAATAAGTTATATCAATAGAATTAGTATTGAATATACTAAATCTGGTGATAAATTTACTCCTGTTAAACTTCGATTAAGTCGTAGAGTAATTCCAGTTAATAGAACTACTTCAAAAGTTCGTATTGCTAAGAGTCCTTTTACAGCACGAGAACTTGCTCAATTAAATGGTATTATTGAAAAGAGTAAATCTAACAAAGGAACTTACGCTGTAATTGATTTGCAAGCAAAAGGTATTACTGGTAAAGATTTAACTGATTTACTTAATCATAATCTATTCCGTAAACTGTATGGTAATATGCAACGTAGTGTTACTACTGCATTGCAAGGCGACCATTATACTTATGGTGTTAAAACAGATGATGGTTACGCAGCAGTTAAAGGTCAATATAAATCTAAAATACTTGATTGGGCTAAACAACAAGGTATCGTTGATAAATCTGTTTCTTCAACATTTGATTCGATGCAAGATTTTATTCTTGACACCGGCGCTTTAACAACAAGTGTTATTGGAATTAGAGATACCAATGGTAATGTTGTTACCAATTATACTATTGATTCTATTCAACCTGCAATGTTCTTTGAACTTAAATCTGAAAGTTCTGATAATCCTATTCGAGAATCAGAAGATATGACGAAAGAATTTGCTGTTAAAGCAATTACAACATTAAGTTCAATGACAAATGATACTGAAACAAACTGGTATCAAAAACTTGTTAATATTACAGATGATAAAGTAGCAGGTCTTAGAGTATTAGGTGTTATACCTGATTTTGTATCTGAAGATGTTGCTAACAGAATCGCTGAATTATATGATAGAATTTATGCTGATGGTAAAACTAATTTCAGTATTAAGAAATTATCAAGTAAACAAGATTTCATAATTGCTCAATATGATAAAGGTACTGAAACTATCGTTATCAATAGCAATAAACTTACTAAACGTGATTTTACTGCTACTGATTTAGGTGTTAATATTACTCATGAATCTCTTCATAAGTATTTTGAACAACAAACTAATTCTAAAGAATTATACGATAAACTTGCTACATTAATTAGCGATATTAATGACACTGCGTTTAAGGTTGATTCTAAAGAATTTAATGCTAAATATAAGAGTGATTTAACTGAACTTGAACTTGGTTATCTTCGTACATATCTTAAAATATTAAGTGAAACTCCTGCTGAAATAGTTACTTATGCTTTTACAAATAAACAGTTTGCTAATTTGGCAAATAGGATTATTGTAGAAGAAGCTCCGAAGATTAAGAAACGTAAAAGTCTTTGGGATAAAATTATTGATGCAATTCTTTCTATTATTGGTGTTGATACAATTACAGATAATAGTTTACTTAATAATGTACGAAATATAGTAATTAATAGTTTGGATAGTGTGAATAGCCGACGCGCAAAAAGTCCGACCAGTGGGCGTGCAACTTCCTCTCCCACCGGGGAGCGGAGCGCTGGGCGAAGCCCAGCAGCGGAGCCAACCTCAGTTACAACTAATCAAACTAATGTTACAAACGATGCAACACATGATAATTTATCAGTTACGGAACCTATTAAAACACTTGATGTACCTCTGACAGAAAATCAAAGAGCAGCTCAAGCTGAATTGGATTTCCTTGATGATGACGGTGAAATTACGTTTGATGACAATAATTCTGAAACACTTAATAGTCTTGATGTTTCTGATATTGGCCCGAACATAGTGATACCCGGTGGGGGAGTGGGTTTGACGCCCACTGGTCAGGTTTTTTCAAATAGTTCTGAAAATGTTTTGAATAATCAGAAAAATGTTGTATCTTCAAACGGTGAATATGTAATTGAATTTATTGATAAATATATTGATGACAATAATAACAAAATTTGTTAGTTTATGAATGCACAATGTAGTCCTGAACCTTATCGTTTAACTGTTGATGGAAGACTTGAGAAATCTGGTCTTTATCATCAAATGAAGTCTTTTAAGACTAAACCTATCGAAGATATTATTACATCTTTAATGGAAAAAGGTGTTTTACCTACTATTAAAGATTATAATAATATTCGAGGTTATGCTGAAGATAATGCTGATGTATCATTAGAAAATGCTTTTAAGCGTCGTATTCTTACAGCGTTTTTATATGCAGAAGCGGATGCCCGTACTCCTTATGGAGCTACGGGTTATCCCGTTTATACAAGTGGAGAACTTAAATTAGAATCTGTATTAGCTGCTCTTTCGACAGATGAAACTTATAGTGAAGATATTTGTAAAGATTTTGAATCTCTTGGTAACGCATTAGGTCTTGATATTAAACACGCATTTAATCCGTCTATTGTAAATACTGCTACATTTGATGAGATGGATTATGCCTATATGGCTCGTGTTTTAACTGCTGCTTATTTTAAGTTAAAAGGTCTTACTGCGGAACAAAGACAAGCTCGTTTTGGAGCTAATTATCGAGATGTTTCTCGTAGTGGATTTAAAGCTTTAATTCTTGCTGAGTTTAATAAAGAACTTGAAGAGTATAAAGCTCGACCTAATTTTATTCCTACAAGATTTAACGATATTTTTGTAGCAAATGTACTTACAGATTTGAATAAAGGTAATAGTCAAATCTTTAATTATTTTCTTGATTATATTGATAAGAACTATGGTATTAATCGCAAGCGTGCTTATCAAAATAATAAGATTGTCGATGATGAAAGTACAGAAGAAGGACAACGCGATGCTATTGAAGATATTGAAGTAATGTGGGATGATTTGCAAAAAGAACGTATTGATAGAAAGAATACGTTAGCATCTCATGTTAAAGCTCAAATAGCTCTTCTTGTAGGTTCGAGTAATTTCAAAAATAGAACTGCTAATAAAGCATATATTCCTGCTCCTATTGATATTAATGTTTTATGGAATAAACTTATTGAGGCACATCTTTACGATATTCAACCTCAAGATGTATATAATAGATTGCAACAACTTGCAGCTATAAATGATGAGTTCACTCCTATTCTTGAAATATTCCAACGAGTATTTGAAGATGATGGTTCTGCTGCTTCTGATTATGATAATTCTTTTGTAAATGCTTATATTTCTGGAATTAAACTTGCTGTTATTCCTGTAAATATTATGGCATTAGAAGGTGGTAATAATGCTACGATTTATCAGAATAATCGAGAATCATTTGGTGTTAAAACATATATTGATAGATTTGAAAGTGTTTTAAGCACAAATATTGAATTTGGATTATATAATAATCTGAATGATGTACTTTATACTAATCCTAAATCTAAACGTATTTTTGAACCTATTTCAAGACGTAGTAAGATTGATAAAGCAGCTCTGTTAGATAAACAGATGTCTGTAATTAATTATTTAGGATTAGCAATTACTCGTGATGCTCTTACTCAATATTATAATGCAAACGATAATATTAATGAAGTATATTCAAGAGTTAACTCTCTCCTTGAAAATGTAGTTAACGATACTAAACATCGTGTTAATACATATCGTGGTAAAGAGATTCCTGCGCATAATATTAATGGATATTTATATTCATTAGCACAAATTGCTACTTATGATTTTAACAGTTTTACGAATATGAGTTATCTTGATGTTCAAGGTAAACTTAATTATTCACCTCAGTATGATAGTATGCTTACAAAATTCCTTCGTGGATTTGTTACTCGTACTAGTGTAAATACTGAATATATTAAACATATATTTAAGGATTATCTTAATGACCCGACTTTAACTGCTCCGGGTGCAGAAGATAATATTCTTATTTATGACGAAAAGACTGGTCTTGGAATATTTACTAAAAATAGTATTGGTGAATATGAAGTAAATCCTACATTTATTTCTGATGTTGAACGTCGTTATCAGTTTGCATTATCTGCATTTAATGGTGTTAAGATTGGAAATAAAGGTTTGAAATATCGTGAAGTACAAGGTGCTCTTTATACATATACCGAAGTTATTCTTAATATGCTTGGTCAATATGTATTCTTAACATCTGATAGTCCTCGTAGTTATATGATGACTACAAAACGACTTGAGGTTGATGATTTGTTTATTAAAGATTCTTCTAAACCTCGTACTTCAATTCACGTTAAGACTTTTGGTTCTAATTATACACCTGCGGCTGTTGCAGCACATCCTAAATCAGTATTTATTTTCTCAGGTAATACCAAAAGTCGTGCAATAGGTGCTCCAGCAACATCTGGACAAGAATCTATTCGGGGTCTTAAAAACACTATCGAAATTGATGGTTTTAAGGGTGAGAATATTACTCCGAATAAACCTACGACAACAGATTATTTTACTGATGCAGATTATGATGCCTATGTAAAAGATTTTGAAAGTCGAGTAGTTCCTTTTATTAATGATGCTATTTCTCGTGGATTAAATATTTATCTGCCGATGAATGGTATTAGTAGTAGATTAGCTACTCATGCTCCTCGTATATATTCTTATGTTACTGAATATTTAGATAATCTTGTTGCACGAAATAAGTTTGTTCGTATAACAGATAATCCAATAAATGAAGAATCTAATATTTTTCATTCTATCGAAAAGATTGTAAATAGTGATGTCTTTAAGTTTAATACTTTTGGACAAATTATATTTCAATTAAGAGATAATAGCGACGAGAATCTTACTCAAATGAAAACTCGTCATAATCGAAAGTATTGGAATGGTAAAGCTATTTATGACACAAAAGGTATTCCAACGGGTAAGGCATTTCAGTTCTTGAATATTACTTATATTGAGAACGGTAAGAATATCACATTACCTACTCATATTGCAAAAATAAATAATGTAGATGTTGCAAAGGTTTATCGTAATATGATTGCACAAGTTCGTAATGAACCTTACGATGAAAATCTTGTTGCTAACACTGGTAATATTCGTGATTTCGTAACTGCTTACATTCGTTGGAATGCTACAACTGGTGTTGATAGTTTTGAAAATATTGCTAAAAGTATTTACGATACTAATATCAAAACTGATACAAGTGTCGTTACTACTTTCGATAGTTATTTAGCAGATTTAGTTCAAGAAGTATATAATCAGAAAGCTAATGATTGGATTAAACGTCGCAAAGCTGATGGTAAAGAATATACTCTTGATACTATCCCTACATTAAAGAAAGAAAGTTTGTTAAATAGCGCTCGTCAGCACGTTCTTGCTACTTATGATATTATGGATAATGATGGTGTTCGATTAAGTTTACTTAAAGTATTACTTAATCATACTATCTATAATCATAGTATGAACGCTATATTTAATGGTGATATTGAAGAATATAAAGATACAGTAGACCTCAATAAACGTGTAGCACAAGTTATTAAGAATGGTCTTAATTCTATTGATTCAATTCATAACGATACTCCTCGTAAAGTTGTTGTTATGGAAGATATGAATTTCAATAGTAATATTCTTGATAAAATGGGTATTCAAAATGAAGCTATTTTGGATGCTTATCGTGCTACTGCTACAATTAATGACTCTCAGTCTATTATGACTGATGTAGGTCTTATCAAACTTTTGAAAGCCACTGGTCGTTGGAATCCAAGTGAACCTTTGTATCAATATATTACTGATTTACAAGACCCGACTAAAACATTTAATCCTACATCTTACGCTAAGGTTGTAGAACAAGTTAAATTGTTTGGTACAACTCGTCGTCGCCGTGGTGATTTTTATCATGCTCCGGCTGTAACTGGTAATGAAGTTGATATATTTGCTGATGAAGTAGATAGTGTTCAAATAAAAGACTCAACTGTTGTTCTTTTTGAAAGTATGACACGAGGTAGTGCTATTGGTCAATTATATGATTGGATGATTCAAAATAATATTGACCAAGTTAGTCCTATTTCTGCTGTTAAAGTATCTGGTATTACACCAGTTAAAATTCATAATGACCAAGGTGGTCTTGATATTGAAGCACTAAATCGAGTAGATGATAGGTCTATTCTTTATATGCGAGATAGTGATTTTGTTATTCAACAAGATATTAAAGCTGATTTGCTTGATGAAACTACTATTTTAGGTGGTCAGTTAGTTAAGCAGATTATGGAAGGTCTTGATTGGAATAATGCTATTTATGAATTAGATGGCAAAAATGTTACTGGTAAAGAACTGTTTGATGAATTTCAAAAGACATTAGCTACTAATATTCGTGAAGATGCTATGCAATTACTTTACGATATTGGTGGTATCGATGAGAATGGTGAAATTCGAACTGATGCTCGCGGTGCTATTCAAATTGATATAAATAAACTTGTTAATCGTTTTCAAGAAATTATATCGGATGATGTTGATGCTATAACTATTCGAAAAGCTCTTGAAATTAAAGAAGATGGTCTTCCGACTATGCCTTTATCTTATCCTGTTATTAAAGGTAAGTTAGAGAAGATACTGGCTTCTATGTTAAGTAAACAAGTTATTAATAAATATCTTCCCGGATTTCATGCTCCTATTCGAGCAGATATATTTACTACAAGTAATGAGTTAATCAAACATAATAAGTTCTATTCTGATAAAGAACTTTACAATAAAACTATTGATGAACTTGTTGCTAATGGTTCTATTACATACGCTTCAAGTTTTATTGAAGAATGTAAACGAACTGGTAGAAGTCTTGAATTACAAGCTGAATATCGTGAGGGTGGAAATTATCATTATGCAGAAGTTATAGTTAATCCGTGGAAAATGGATTTCTATAAAAATATTGGTACTGTTAAAACTATTACTAATGAAGATGGTACAACTAAGGATATTATAACTGTTGATATTGACAAACTTGATGTTGAAGCTCGTCGAATGATAGGTATTCGTATTCCTACCGAGGGTAAACAATCAATGGTTGTATTTGAAGTTGTTGGTTTTCTTAATAATAATGCTACACAAGCTATATTTCCACAAAGTCTTATTACTCGTACTGGCTGGGACTTCGATATTGACTCGATTTACGCCTACTATCGCAATGTAATTTTTGAGCAAGACAAATATATACCTGTCGAATTTAAGTCGAAATTTGATGCCTCGCAGGCCCAAGTAGGGGGTAAATTCACACGGTCGGTATTTAAGCAAAAGTACATCGAATTAGCTACTACTCCACAAGAATTTACTAATTTAACAAGTCATAATTTTAATGCTATTGTTAAGTGGATTAGCCGATATTATAATCCTAATTTAGTACCTATTAATGCAAATCAATCTTCTCTTAATAATATCATTGAATTAATTAAAGAGGATTTGCAAGATGTTAAAAGTAATCCGGAATATACTAAGATTCTTAAATCTATTCTGCATAATTTACAGTATGGATTTGCAAAGAATTACGGTGATGTAAATAGTTTAGTTCGAGAATATCTTGCTAATAAGCGAGATGGTGTTACTGAAGATTTTGGTAATTACACTCAAACTCAACGTGCTTATACTTCGGATTTATTAATTCGTGCTCATAAAGCAATTAATGATTTAATTAAGTTTGTTAAGAATGTTAATAGTCAGTTAGCTACTATTGATATTTCTCCTGATACAATTAGTAATTTTGATACTATTAAATCAAAATTCCAATATCTAGTTGAGGATACTGATAAAACTATTATTCCTCATTTAAGTGCTATTCAAAGTAATATTGATAAGGCATTTAATGCTTTTACAAAAGACTTTGTTCAAAACGAGAGTATTTATGAATTGAATAGTAGAGAAGCTCGTGATAATCATTTGATTGATATTATTACAGCTGTTCTTTCTAATCCAAATCATGCTGAAGAAGTAAATAAACCCAATGGTATGGCTGAAATTCAAGCTGTATCTGACCGTGATAATGCTTTTTGGAATTATACTCTTAAAACTTTGAATCCTAATAATCTCATGGATAAGATTACTCTTAATAACATGAGTATGGGTTCAACAGTTCTTAAAGGTCACTCTGTTAATTTCGATACTTTAATCGCAACAATTTCTACTTTACATGGTAGATTACTTAAAGGTATTCGTCGTAAAATTAGTCTTAATTCTTTACCGATACCTAAAGGTTTTGCTGATAGAAGTGAAATGTACACTGTAAGTGATAAAGGTGTACCTCGATTAACAAGTAAATATAAAGAGTTTTTAGCTAAACGATATGGTGCTGAAAATATCCAATTATTGCCAAAAGAAAATGCTCTTTGGGTTAATGATGTTTGGATTAATAATGATGCACTCAATGAACATTTAGATATTAGTGGTGAACGAGTTGAACTTCAAATGAATCAGTTTACTTCTGGTATTCTTGATGTTCTTAAAGCTGGACTTGGATTTAATCTTAATGTTCATACTTTAAGTGTAGCTCGTGCTATATCATCTGGTGTTACTATTGAACTTTACAATGATAAACCTAATAGATTCACTAATGAAGATGCTTTTATTCATCAACCTGCTATTGTTGAAGCAGTTAGTCGAATGGAAGTTCAATCATTAAGTCGTGGTAATTTTACAATTCTTGATGCTGTCGAAGCAATTCGTTCTGATTATAGTGTAGAACTTGCCAAGATTTATGCTGATTTAATTGTTAAAAAAGAAATTACTCCGGTTGAATCTCATGATGTCATAATGACTGTCGCAAGTGGTAAAAGTAAAACTAAAACTCTTACTGTTGGACAGCTTAATGAACTGAAAGATAAATTACCGAATATTACTATTAATGAAATTAGTGGTAAATATGGTTATCAAACTACTGAAGAATTATTAGATAATATTAAAAATCGTGATAATCGTACAGCAGATTGGTTATTACGTCAGATTAGCGTTCTTGGTAATTTTGTTGAATATAATGAAATTGCTACTAATTTGATTGACCTTAATTTCATGCTTAAAAGTGAAAGTAGGGTTGATAGTTTCTTTAAGGCTGACCAAAAAGAACGTAAACTTGCTGAATATTATTATCCAGTAAAAGCCTTAAAAGAACTTGTAAATGATAAATATAATCAAACACTTCGATTTATTGATGAATATGTCGAAGAAAATGCTGGTAATCCTAAAGCAATAGGTGCGATTAAAGCTGCTTTTACTCGTGAAAGTTCTGATGCTTTTAGACGGCATTATAAACCAAAAGATGTTAAAGGTAATCCTCTTGCTGCGATTACTTATTTGGATATGAAAAGATTTCGTGCGGAACTTCCGAAACGAAATGATATTATGACACGTCGTGAACTTATTGAGGATTTAGCTGTTGGATATGAAACTCCTAATAAGGTAATTCTTGATAATGGTAAAGACATTATTGAAAGTATATTTGTTGGTTCATTTGAAGGTTATCTTGATGGCAACAAATTTAATGATACTGAAAATCAAAGTGCTTACGGAGTAATTCAAGCTCGTTATCAGTATGCACATTGGTTAATGGCTAATGGTTTCGGTGATGTTTTCATTACTCGAAATCATCACATTGCTAATACGATTTTAGGTCAAATACTTCAACGTAAAAATTCGATTGATGAATCTACTTATAAATATGTTACTGATAGTATTATGAACTATCTCGTAAGTATTAACGGTGGATTAGATAATGGACTTGTTAAAGTTCTTCCTATTTTAACACCTGATAATACTCCGGAAGTTCTTACTACATTAGGTATTCATACAGAGGAACAGCTTAAAGAACAAAAACTTATCTTTAAGACTCTTTTGAATACTGTTAAAGATGGTTATACCCCTGAAAATTTTACTCAATATACTAAACTTTCACTTGCTCAACAAATTCAATTTATTCAAAAAGATAGTACATTAAAAGATTATATTGAGAAATCACCTGAATTTAGAGGTGATAATATATTTAAGTATTTAACAGTTCGTAAAAATAATCGTTCTGTACCTTATGATGTTATTAGAATCCAACGTGATGATAATGATGTCAATTCTTGGTCTAATATGACTGATAGTATTTTTCGTATGTGGGATAGTAAAATTCCTTACATTGCTCATACGATACGTCAGTTATTAGTTTATACTTATGTTACAGAAGGTTTTAATTATGCTTATAATGTTTCAAAATATATTCCGATTGAACTTATAAGTACTAATCGACTTAATGCAGAATATGATGCTTTATGCCGTGAAGTTCATTATTCTGACCCTTCTGTTAATCTTGGTAATTACGCAGAGAATTTAAGAAATGCTGAAAAAGCTGTATTTGATGGAAATGTAGATATTACACCTGTTATGAGTTTAATATCTCGTATGAAATCAGATATGAATCCGGTATTATTAAGTGATATACAAAAACGTTATCGTTGGGAAGCAAATAAGAATAAAGCCACTATCGGATATGTTCAAAATGCTAACGGCGAAAACGTTGGTACCGGTTCTTATATTGATGAAAATGGTAATACTCAGAATTTCTATATTGAAACAGAAGCTCGATTAGTTAATTCTGAATATGCTAATGTAGAATATGTAACTGAAAGGATTACTCGTAGTAAGAATCGTGTGTATAAACGATATAAAATTACTACGAATACTAATAATCCATTAAAAGATATTTATGTATTCTTACCTGTTAATCCTTTACTTCGTAATGAAGCTTCTTTAATGACTGGTGACATTAGTATTATACCTACTTATCAAGAAGGTATGATGGCACAAGTTCAAAAAAATGGTGAAACTATTATAACTGATAGATTATCGGTTATTATAGATTCTGATGCTATTCATAAATTCATGTTAGCTATTGATGATAATGAATCAGTCCAAATGGATGAAAATTCAGATTTCAATGATGCTAATATGATTGAAACAGAAGATGCTGTTGATAGCACTATTGATGTTGAAACTGAAGATGTAATTGATACTGATGTTGCTTCTGTATCTGATACAGATTTTGAAGTATTAAATTCAATTGAAGTTACTACTCCTACATTTATCAATGTTGAACATACACATTCTTCTGCAAGTGATGTTATTTATAATGAATTAGAATCTTCTACTTCATCTATTTTTATTACTACACAAGCAACTCATTCTTTTTATAAGGGTTATCATAAATCCGCAATTCAAGTAGATTATAACAAATCTGCTTATGAAGAAGCTCTTCGTGTAGCTCCTATGTTAAAGAATGGTAATCTTTATATTAACGGTGATGTTCTAATTGATGCTAATAGAGATTTCAATTATTTAGATGATTGGACAAAAACTTTTATTAGTAATCTTTACAGAATTAATCCTATTATGACTTCGATTAGTACTGTCTTAAATGATGGTGTTGGTCGAATAGTTGCAGAAACATATATTGATGTTCCTCGTAGGAATATTAATATTTATGGTAATAATGAAAAATTATATTCTCGTGTTATTCATGCTGATGTTCCTACAAGAGATGGTTTACGAAATTCTCTTGTTGTCGATTCTAATATTGCTATTGAAACTTTGAAAATTATGGATAGAATCCAGAAATTTTTAAATAATAACAATGTTGGAAATCGTGAGGAATTTATGAATATCTTAAAATCTTTTGATGATGAAAGTTTTGAAGGTGGTATTCAAAGTGCTCTTGAAGAACGAGATATTGCTGCAATGAAAGCTACTTATAGTCGTTTGGCTAATTTAAGTAGTTCTGTTTATGATGCTATCAAGCAATTATGGGCTATTACTAAGGATTTGAATTACGAAGAAATTCGTTCAAATTATGGTGCAGCTCTTGATTACAAAGATAGACTTGTAATGATGTTAAAACTTGCTTCTCATTTTAGTCCATATCTTACACTTGAAGAAATTAAAATTCAAGATACAGTTTATGATGCTGAAAGTGAAGAAGGTAAAGAATTATTTACTAAAGAATTTGGTGAATTAAATAATAATATAGCTCGACTTAAATCTCTTGCAACAAAAGTTGCTGGAATACGGTCTAATGTTATTCAATCTGTTAAAGATGTGGTAACTTGGGCTGTAATTGATAAGAGTCGTAATCCTAAATATACTACTACATTTAGTAAGATTAAAGAATATCTTGCTTCACATAATGGTAGTCTTGAAGGATTTGATGTTAATAGTATTGAAATAACAGAGGATGAATGGTTAGAAATTCAACATTTGTTATTTGAACTCGATAAAGATATTAATAAGACACAACTTTGGCTTGATTCTGCTTTTACAACTGGTATTACTCTGATTGATATTACTGGTAAAGCATGGGATGAAGCTAATTATAAAGCTAAGAAAGCAGCTCAACGCATTAATGATGAACTTGAAAGTGCACTTGAAGAGTTTCAACCGGGACTTTCTAAAAATGCTCGTGCTCGTGAAAAATTAATGCACAAATTCATTAATGAATATGGAGATTTAATCAGTAGTTATAAAACTGAAGGTCTCGGAGATTCGACTGGTACTTTACGAAAAGATATTCGTGATGCTATTTATAAGAATCTTTATACTGACAGCGGATTTGTTACAAGAGCTACTGCTGAAAAAACTCTTGAAATCATTGATGATATTATAAAGAAATATAATGAAAATCATACTTGGAACATTGTTTCATTAAGTGATGTTGAAGCAGCTAAACATCTTGCTGAACTTACTGAATTAAGTAATCGTGAGAAACTTGTTTATTTACAAACTCATGACCTTATTGAACTTAGTCTTATTACTGATATTAGTGGTAAGCGTGAAAACGTTCTTTATAAACTTGATTTTGGTAATACCCCAGTATCAGATGAATATGCAGCTTTAAGTGATAAAGAACAAAAATTACTCAATACTATTCGTAATCTTATTCAACGAACTATTCGTGAATATGACGGTAACTGGATTAACTATTATGGTAGATGGGATGAGGTAATGCCTTTCATTCCTCAAGCTACATTAGGTCAATCTGCTAAACAATTTGTTAGTATTCCTATGATTCATAAAGATAGGTATTATACTGACATTGATGGTACTAAACGATTTGTTACAAAAGCTCAAACTTTACAAGTTCCTAAACATATTCCTGTATTTAATATTCGTAAAAAGTACAAATCTGAAAGTTATACTGAATACGAAGCTCGAATTGTAGAATTGTTTAGTGAATGGTTTGATAAAAATAACAAACTTCCTGTTACAGTTAAACCTTCAACTCTTCGTGAGATTAGACATTATAACGATGCTGTAATGCTTGAAAATAAAAAGTATAAAGCAAATGTGATGTCTTATGATATTGTTGATGTAATGAAAGGTTTTACACAAGAACTTTATAATCTTCGTGCAATTAATAATTTTGAAACTGATTATCAGCTTACGAAATATTTAATGAATGAACGTGGAGTTTCTGGTGTAGCACCTCGTGATATTATTAAAAATGCGAATGAACAGTTAAATAACATGGAACGTCGTATTTTTAATTTTAGTAAATACAATAATGCTCTTGATGTTTCTGCTGGTGCATTATTACGTTATACTTCTATGACTTTTATGTATCTCAACTATACTGCCGGTATCACTAATATTCTCAAAGGTGTTACTGATATGATAATTGAATCTACTGCTAATAACTTTGTTGAAAGCAAAGATATTATGAAATCAGGTCTGCGTGATGTTATTAAGACTATTCCTCATTTCTTACGCGATATTAATTCGACAAGAACTGACGATGTGCTTGTAGCAATCATTAAAGATTTTGATGATATTTATCAAGATACTCGTGATGTAACATCTTCTGATACTGGAACTTCCTATTGGATTAAAGCTATGCGAATGGTTGATACTGTTGGTTATGCTCCTAATAACATGGGTGAGTTCATTATGCAGTTTGGTATGTTACTTGCTGCTACACAATCTCATCGAGTAGTTGGTGGTAAGATTATGGCTTTCAATGATTTTTATAATGATAATCTTGAAAAGTTATTACAAGATGTTCTTACCAATGAACAATATGATAAATATCTTATTTTCAAAGAAGATTTAGATGCTGAAATAGCTCGTGAAGAAAAACGTACTTCAAAAGAGTATTTATGGAATCACGATTATGCTTCTCAATATCTTAAATCACATTATAATTTACTTTCTGATGAACAACGTAAGAAAATTGTTGATTCTCGAAAGACTGATAAAAAAGCTCAACGTGAAGCTTTTGATAAATATAATACTCTTCGTTCGGAACTTAAACTTGAAGATGGTCGTTTGAGTTTTAATCCTGAAAGTGGTCTTACAGAAGAAACTCTTTCGGAGTTCCGTGGTCGAGTTAAAGCTATTAACCAATCATTACATGGTATTTACAATCGTGTAGACAGAAATAGTTTACAAGATGCTGCTTTTGGTGATTTGTTAATGCAATTTAAGAAATGGGTTCGTCCTAACTTTGTTCGTTATTTCGGTCGTCGTTTCGGTCGTATATTTTATAATGAACAATTAGGTTCTTATGAAGTTCCTGTATTTAATCCTATGTTTGATATGTTTAGAAGTGGTAGTCAAGCCTTCAAAGATAGTCTTAATAATAACAATACTGTTATCGACTATATGAAAGGTATTGGTAATTTCTTCAAAGGTGTATCAAGTTGGTTACTTAATGTAGGATTTTATTATAATACTCTTCCTTTAAATGAACAGATAGCAACTATGAAATTTGCTCGTTTAATGGGTGCTTTAGCTTTCAGTGCTCTTGCTGCTATGACACTTGGTGCATTTAAGAAAGATGATGATGACGAAGATAATATTTTGTATCAGCACGCTATGTATGCTGCAACAACTTATTATCAACAAATGATTGAACCTATGCCAGTATTTGGTTGGATGGCTACAATAGAACAAACTGCAAATAGTTTGTTTGCTGGTCAGAAAACTTTACAATCTGCATATAAACTTGTTAATCTCACTATTCAAGGTCTTTGGGTTGATGATGATGAACTTATTTATGACAGAGGTATTTATAAGGGACAAGATAAACGTGCAGTTGCATTACGTCAAGCTGTTCCTGTTCTTCGTCAAATTAATAAGTTTAATAATCTCGGTGCTACTATGTCTTATTACAATATGTATAATCCTTTTGGTATTACATTTAGTGGTTTTAGAGATATGATTAGTCCGAAAGACAGTGATAACTACGAGGACGAATAGTCTAATAGAGTAAACGCCGGATATTTGCCCGTGGCGGTGCTTTCCAGCCTGCTACGGGCATTATCTTTTGTCGATGATACATTTGTCTAACTGACAAAAAAAAGACCGTCAGAACGCCTGAAAATAGGCACTCTGACGGTCTGTTTGTATCACTTATTATGTTAGTAATATCACTATTAATAATAACAACAATTATAGTAGTAATTAAAGTTGCAACATAGATAGCTCAGCCCTTCGGGCTTCGCTGACCCGGTGGGGCAGGAGGTTGCACGCCCACTTGTCACGTTTATTCGCCACCGTTTTCAATATCTTTCGGTTTATCAAAAAGATATTGATATGTTTCATTATTAATAACAGTAAATTCTTTATCAGTTACAGCAATAATCCAATCTCCTTTATTAAGTTGAATTATATTCTCTCTAAACATAATAAACATCCAACCATCGGAAAAATGACAATATCTACAAAAACTAACACATTCTGAGATATTAGCACCATCCCATTGGACACCTAATAATCTAACATTTTTCTTTACATTTAGTCGCTTAATCATAAACTACCTTTTAAGACCATTAATAGCCCATTGAAGAACAAAACCCAGATGTCCCCAGATTTTCTCTTTAATATCATGACGAGCTACACCACATCCCATATCATGGTCATAAGTTTGAGGGTCTACACAAGCAGCTACACCGACAGTATCGAATCCAGTTAGAGTAGTATCGCAAACAACTGTTGTTTTTTCACCAAGACGTAAAGAATAACCTTCTTTAAGGAAATTAAGTACATCACCTTCTTGAATTTTGTTAGGATTTAAAATCATATAATAAGCCTTTTCAAATACATCTTTTGGTGAGAAAGATTTATAGTTATCAGGATAAATAACTTCGTAACCTTCTTCAATAGCATCATTAGGATTACGAGCACGATTTAAGTCATAAACTATTTCATTACCATTAATCCTATAAGCTGGACGAGCTTTAATCAGTTTAACACCGATATAATAACGCTCATCTTGTAAAATATCTGATTCATTAAACATCTTATTTCGATTTATTACATTAGACCACTTTTACCAAAACCATTTTCACCACGTTCAGTTTTGCTTAATTCATCTTTAGAAGATTTAATATCAAATATTGCACGTTTCTTTTCAACAATTACACCTTGTGCAAGTCTACTATTAGGAATAATAATATAACTAAAAGGTGTAGGATTTTGTACTATAATTCCACTGTTACCACGCCAGTCATTGTCTACAGTACCAAATTTAATATCTAATAAAGTAGTACTCGAAATACCACTACGAGGACGAATTTGCATTTCATCTTCTTCAGGTATTTCAGTATAAATATTAGTTTCAAATTTAACAGTTTTATATGGGAGAATGATATTAACTGCGTCAATATTATTTATAACCATATATTCCAGAAGAGTATTTCCTTCAACTGGTTGACTTATTGCATGACGAATAGATTTATGAAGCGTATTAAAATCAATAACCCATTCAAGACCAGCATATTGAGTATCATATAAATATGATGTAATATACTTATCTCCAAGACCTATTTTACCAACATTCTCAGGATTGAGAGAAGGTATATTAGGATTAAACATGGCTCGTAAATCGAAACCGGAAGCTCCAGCACTTTTGTACTCTGGAACTTCCGTGTTATCGACATACAATCCTATAAGACTTTCTTTCATGCTATCTTATTCTTCAGATTGTGGGATTTCACTTACATCTGCGGTACGAATATTATACCCTTCTTCTCCAATATATTTTGCCATTTTAAGGAGATGACGTATAGGAATTGGCATCCTATCGTCACCTCCTTTCTTTCTAACACCAATAAAACATTTGGCATTAGTCATTCTACATTCTTCAGGTAATTGACTTGGATATTGAGCTAAAGCCCAACTTGCAAGCAAAGGAATAATTTCCCAACTACCAGAAGCACTTGGAATTTGACAATTATCAGAATCGAAGCTATTTACAGTACCATCAGAATATATAACTACTTCTGTAATCATTTAGGCACTTAAACGTTGAACTAATTTATTAAAGGCTGTCTGACCGAGTTTGAAAGAATTACCCTGCGTAATAGAATCAAATTTATTGAGATTATCTTTATATTCAATTCCATTATTAATATATGAAGTAACACCGTTATAAAGCCAAAGCATTGTACCGCGATGACTATCTTGTCCGGGGCCACGTTCAATATAATTAACCATAGCGTGTAACTGATTCTTCTTACGAGTAGAAATAACATCATTATCATAAGGAATCTTACCGATACCACCGCATTTAGCAATGAACTCTTTCTGATTAGCATCACAAATTAAATCAGTGATATAATCAATCATCACATCATCATTAATCTTAATATTCTCAGCAGCTTCAAGAATCAGCTTGGCTTGTTCAGAATATTTAAGAGTGTCACGCATCATTTGAGCACCTATTGCTAAATTAGCTTTAACATTTTTAGTATGCTTGAATCGAACCATATTCTTACAATGATTCAAAGCAGCATTTAACGTATTGTTACATACAACACGAATATCAGTGAAACAAGCCTGAATACTACCACTTCCATCATGACTTGTAGTGAAAAGGATATATTTTTCCATTTCATCTTTTGCAATCTCATAAGTAGGAAGTTTAGCAGTAACAAAGATTCGTTCACCGATACCTAAAACGCCAGCAGTCTGAATGATAACATCTTTTGGATTAATTACCATTTGACTTTTACAAACTTGATATATAAAATCCATAGCTTCTGTATTTTGAACAGGTTCATACCTACTACCAACAGTACCAAGAATTTTATAATTATCTTTACGATATGTAGCATATACATCACTTACGCGAGTACCCTTTTCCGGAATAATGACAACATCACCATTGGACATATGACAAGCATAGTGATTATCTTCTTTTACTATATGTTTAGCTTCAGGAGGAATAAAACTTGCAAACATCGGAGCTAAAGCTACTTCATAATCCATATTAGCAATATGAATGATTTCATCAGGAGTTTTAGCTTCTTCAACGATAGTTCCAAGACCATGCCAAGGAACATCTTTCAACGAATAGAATGAATAAGTATTTCTATTAGAATTAAATTCAATATTCGCAGCCATAATTAAATTAGTTAATTTATATTACAATTCAATAATACGAATATGAGCAATGTCCTTATGTTCAGCACCAAGTTTGCTAAACAGAAGTTCTTTCTCATTTTCAGCATCTTCGAGATTCAAAAATGTAAGAGCTTCATTATGGTCATTAATCCACTCTCCACCATCTTTGGTTACATTTTTAAGAAAATCTTGTTTCTCACCAGCGATTACTTTTGTAATCAAATACTTTTTACTCATAGTTTAATTAATTTTAACTTGTTTAATGATAGACTACTTATATATAGCAGTTTCAGACGTAACAATCTCCATATCAATTTTATCCATAACATGAGCTATTCGTTCAGCACGAGCAATATCTTCGTCAGATTTACTGGATGCCTTAGCCCAATTATCAAGTTCCTTAATAGCTTTCTTATCAAATTTAACAGTATAAATATAATCATCACCTAATTTATCATGAATATACTTACCTACCTCTTTTGCTAAACTAATAGGAACATCAACTGTAATACTAATAGAAGCAATCTTATCTAATTCTTCTTTATGTTTCTCAACGAAGATATTATCTTTCGGCGGAAGAGGTGCTTCTGTTATATGAAGTAATGAAGTAATAATAGGATCTAAAGCATTTTCATTAATTGAAACACTTTCTAACTCTTTTGTATAAACAGTAAAATCAGGAAATTTAAGACTATAATTACCAGATTTACCAACTTGACCAAATATATGTAAAGCATCAACAACTGAAGATTTAAGTCTACCAGCTATTTTATCAAAACTTACATTCCTATCACGAAGTCGTTTGATTTCATCTTTATTATAAGCAATATTAGCTTTTTGAGCATCAATTACTTGTCGATAAGCACGAAGTTTATCTTCAAGTTCACTTTCAGCAATAGCTAATTCTTCTGCAATTTCTTCCGTTATCTCGCCGTCATTCTCTTCTATCTGCGAAACAAGATAATCATATTTTTGCGCAATACCAAATAAATTACTCATAAATTGTCAAAATAATTTTTGTTCAACATAACCTTTTTTAACATTATAACCTTTCTCTTTACAGATATAAGTTAATTGTTTATGAATACTATCATATCCATCAGCAGTATTATCAAGATAAAAATCCCAACCAGTATAATTCTCTAAATCACACTCAGTTTTATCACCGGATGTATCATCCATTTTAGTATTACGGAGAACACGAATTGTAGTTAATTCAATTTCATTCTGACGAGCAAAATCTTTAATACAATTTAATTCAAATTGTTCTCGAATATCAGGAATAATAAAATAATCACAAGGAGTAGTTCTGATTCTATTTATAACATCATCAATAAACACTCTGTCATTATCAAATCTTAATAGTTTACCAAAATGAAGTAAACATTTACGATATGTCAGTTGTTCATCAATACCGTAACGATTAATAATATACGGAGATTTAGATAACTTAAAATAATGAGAATCTAATTGAGATACACTACAATTTGTAACAGCAGCTACAATACGTTTAAGCATTGTAGCCATAGGATATATCTCAACTTTACCAGCGAGCATACCTTCAAGGTATTCAGTAACATATGTTTTACCCACACCTTTTCTACCCCTGATTAAAATTAATTTATTAACCATATAATCTTAATTAATTATTTCTTCTGGAAAGTTAGCAAATACATTTTGTCTACCTTCTTGACCATGTAACACTCTTAAAGCAGCTTCTTTCTTAACTGCTAAAATAATACTACGTTTGAATAACTTATTATAAATTCTAACCATTTCACGAGCAACATATGAATTACCATCTGTCATACCGTGACAATTATTAATTTCAATAAGAAGTTCTTTAAGCGTTTTCTTCTCGCTTTCGCTCCTGCTCTCGTTCATACATATACTTTTTGTTATACTCATAAATAGTATTAAATGTTTCATCAGAAACACAACCATCATAATCAGGAAGTTCCTCTTTTATAATATTATCTATAATATTTGTAATAGCAATACAAATACCAAGATTTCTTAACTGAAGAGTACTACCTTCTTCAAAAAACTTGTCTTGTTCATCTTGTGGAACATTACATTTACTAAGAGCTTTAGCAAATACTTCTTGAAATTTTGAACGAGATATATAATTATTATTAGCCATAGTAGTTTATTCAAAATAATTAATAATACGACCTATTTCATTAGGGAATCTAACAGCAATATCTTCTGCAATCATTTTAGCAATTTCAATCATTTGAGGATGTGCAGCTTTATGATTACGAAGAGGAAGGAAACCTTTATTCTCAACAATAGTGAGTTTGGAATAAACAGTTTCAAGATGTTCACCAATCCACATATCGAGAGTACCAGATATATAAATATCTGATTTAGTAGCAGTAGGAAGAACCGAACGAGCTAATTGAGCAGGTTCACCATCATTAGTTAATTCTTGATATACAGCTTCATTACCAGCAATAACATCATAAAATTTTTCTAATGAATCTTCATTCTTAAACGGTGGTTCAATTACACTAATATTTTTACCATATTTATAACCAAGTCTACCTTTAGCATAATTACACCAACGAGTACTTTCTTGCATAAAACTCATCTCACGATGACGAACGGCTTCATGCGTAATACCTCTATCGGTTGTAATTTTATAAGTAACATTATAAATCTCCGGCGCATTTGCAAGGATTTCAGCATCTGAAGCAATTCGAAGACTTGCATCAATACCATATTCAAGTTTAGCAATAATATCTTCATCATTAAACAATAAATGAGAAAACTCTTTACTTAAAAGAAGCATATTATAAAACAAATCATTAACTTCGCTTGGATGATAAATATCATTATAAATGGCTTTCATTTTACGACTATTACTCATAATATCAAGAAATACTCGATATGAAAAACCAATATAATTACCAAGATAAGACCAACGAATATAAGGACTTAATTTAACAAATTCTCGAACAACACGATTTGGAATTGAAGTAACATTAAAATAAACATATTCATGTTCAAATATAGCAGTATGACCATCAATAAGTCTATTTCTACAAAAAGTTTCAGCTGAATCAGGTTTGATACTATCTTCTTGTTTAGTACAAACTTTACCGATTAATTCAATCTTTCTAAGACCTCGGTAATCACAAAATTCGATTGTAGGTTCTACAACATTCATAGCTTTAATTGTATTAGTTCAGACGCGACAAGTGGGCGTGCAACCTCCTCTCCCACCGGGGAGCGGAGCCGCTGGGCGAAGCCCAGCAGGCGGAGCCACACAAGTTACATCTCTTGTCGCTTCTCGAATTGCGACAGTAATTGTTTACGAGTTACTTTGCATTCTTCAAGACTAATTCCTATTCTATTACAGATAATTATAACATCCATAATAGTAACACACTGACCACCCCACATAGCATTCCATAAATCGTTAGCTTGAACTTCCCAAATATAATATCCACCAAATTGAATTTTATAATTGTAACAAGTTTTACGATTTAATTGAATATTATTTTGTACACAAGCAGCAAAGAAATGAGCAAAATCAGTGAAATCTTTTAATTTAATAACTGCATCATTCCATAGTCTAACAACTCCATTAGTTGATTCATAACGCATTACAGCATAAGTACCATACTGTCGCCATTGATAAGGAATACTACTAATTTTATAATCTCTAAATTCTTGAATTAGAACTTCAAGCTCTTCTCGATATTTCTTAGCTTTTGCTTCTTTAATAGCTTTCTGATTATCGAGATATTCATTGGATTTAATTCTAATAATAGATTTAAGTTCTTTGCGAGTAGTTCTATTACTCCAAAGTTTCTTAAATTCAGTATAATTTCTACAATAAGGTAATATAACTTTTTTAGCACGAATAGTTTGCCAATAAAGAATTTTACCGCTAATAATAAGATTTTGTTTAGGACTTAAAGTAATACAAATATTATTTTTAAGATTAATTGTTGTATTAAATGTATTATATATTTTTCTAAAACCTTTATATTCTACATAAGTATTATATAAAGTATAAGCTTTATTAATAATATTATTAGCATCAATACCTTGTGCTTTACAAATACTTAAAATATCTTTTAATGCAGAACGCCATGCTTTACGAGCATTATTATATTTTATCTGATGAGTTCGAACATCAGCAAATTTTTGATTAGTAACATCTTTTTCAAGAATATGTCTTGTAACGGTAAGATTTTGATTTACACCATTCCAAAGACTTGTAAGCATACCATAAGTATTAGCAATTAACACTTCTGAATTTTGTCTACAAATATTATAAATATCTATATTAATTTTACCTCGAAACTTTTGATTTTTAAGTTTAACAAGTGGTCTATAAAGATAATCTTCAATACTATGTAGTCTTATAACAAACGGTACAAATTTATTACAAACACCAATTTGTTTACCTCTACGATAAAGAATACCATCTTTTAATTCATAACCATATTTACCATTTTCAGCAGTATACTTTGTATGAATACTTATATTATCTATTCTTTTATAGAATAAATCAAGTATTTCAGTAATAGTTCCAACAGTTTTCATCACTTTTCATAATCTCTAATTCCAACAACATTTGCATGGAAAGGTAAACCATTTTTAGTTCTTTCATAGAACTTAACAGTTACAGACTTTCCGATAGGTGGATTATTAAGAATATCTAATCGTTCATTAACAGTACCAGTTAAAGTACAACTAAATACTAAATCATTAATATCGTTCTTGAGAACTAATCTAACATTAAATCCTATTTTATCATCAGGATTTCCAGTGTGTTCAACACCAATACATTCAAATTCAGCATCGTCGAACTTTTTGAGTTTCATCATTGTAGCAGGACGAGAACCAAATTTATATTCAGTATGCAAATCTCTAATTATAGCTCCTTCAAAGCCACAATCAATACATTTTTGCATATAAGCTAACGCTTGATTATCATCATAAATAGTATCACTATTAAGAATAATAAGATTGAATTTATCCCACATATTATGACCTTCAGGAGTTAAATTTTCCCAAATTCTACCAGCCATTATATTATGAGATACACTACTCTTTTTACTACGATACTCTTCCCAAACACTAAATCGTAACTTATCACGGTCTTTATTGGTCAAATCGGGAATACTTAAATCAAAATTAACAAATTGAAGTTTCTCATGAAGAGGGTTTCGAGGATTACGAGCAGCTCCACCAATACTTGTTACCTTTTCACCACGAATATAAATTTCACCATCAAATACCATATTAGCATATTCAGGGAAACTATTATAAAAATCATTAAATAGTTGTTCAATATGCCAAATACGATAAACAAGACCTTCTTTAGTTTTAATTACAGTATGATAATGTTTATCATCACGAACAAAACCTTCAAGACTGAATAAATCAGTAGGTGTAAATTCTTCAAGCATAACAACTGCTCGAACACCATTGATTTTAGGTTGAGCAATACAAGGATATTCAAACTTACCAATAGCAAACTTTTGTGCTTTCATAGGTTTGACACAATTATTTGCATCAGTGTTATATTTAGGCAATCTCTTATCTATTTCTGCAAATAAATCATCTGCATTAGTAAGATAATCCAAAGGACTAATACCTAAATCAGAAAGACTTTTATATCCTTGTTTTTTATGTCTTTCGTAAACACTTTTAAGCTCAAATTCAGCTTGTTCTCTATCAGTTTTCTTACTCTTAGCTTTAATTACAGGAGAATAAGATGATGTTTCAGCACCATTTACTTTACCATAATAATAAGCTAATCGTAGAGATACTGTACCGTCAGAATTAGTAACTTTTTCAACTCGACCCCACCAACGAACTAAACCGCCAGTTAAATCTCGTTTATATAGAACTTCATTAGGAATCATATCTTATTTTTTAACTTTTTCTTCAATAACAATAGCATATTGCGGTTCTCCAATACGAATCATAAGACAATTCCAACTTTCAAGAGGAGTCTTATGTTCAGTCATATCTGTAAGATTGAGTGGTTTAGCACAAAAACATTTATACGACCTTTCAATCTTATTATTAAGAGGATTCTTAATAGTTTTAGGATGTGGGAGGATACGCGAAAGAATAGGATTGATAGCTTCTAATGTTTCTTTGTCATTAGCGCTAATATAAGTATCACCATCAAGAATAATTTGTGTATGTTTAAAACCATATTTATCCACAAATCTATTAATACTTGATTGGTCAGATAAACGAGAAAAATCATTCATTAATCTCGTATAAGTTTCTTCATCCATAGGACAAAGATAAATTTTATTACCATTATCAAGAGTATTGATAAGATAGTTTTTGATTTTAATCTCCATAATAAATCTTTTTTAGAACATTATCAAAATGTTGGAATACTTTACGATAACCATAATCTTTAACCATATCAGATGGGTCTTTAGATTTATAATTATTCGTAAAATAAATTGGAATAGTATTATATCTACCTTGTAGTAGATGAGCTGCATTAATTCCAGCAGCATCAGTATCGAAAATAGTAAATAACTTTCCGCTTAAAGAGTACGACACCAATAACTTGTAGATGTCAGTAGGTAATACGATAGTTTCAGAAGCAGCAGGTATAAACAAAATATCATTAATACCTTTCTCATCACAAATTTGTTCAAAAAGTATTTTATCTTTATAACCTTTTATGAGAGCAATATAATTCGTTGGTTTAAGTTGATGTAAACACTCAATAGGACAACGATTATTAGTAATAAACTTAGTTTGACTTTTAAGTCTTTTTGGAAAATAAAGTTTATACTTATTTGGATTAACATTATAAACATAACAAGGATCAGTACCACTATAACGATAAGGTGTTTGCCATTCATTAAGTCTATATCTATCAACAATAAATACTTTTGTATTTAGATTACTTTTCTTAATACCATATTGTTCCCAATAAATATAATCTAACTTATTTGGTTTACGAACATCAAAAGTAATTTCAAGATTTTGATTCTTAATATGTTCTTGCTCAGTTCGATTAAATTCAATATTAGTAACAATCTTATCAGAACAACGAAGAATTATGTCATTACATATATACACAAATCCTTCACTTGTTTTACAATTCTTATTAATAATATAACCTACAACTTCAAATATATCACCTCTAAATCTACCATCACCAAAATCTCTACATATCAGTTTATCACCATAATACTTGAAAGATAATGAAGGATGTTTATCATTTCTTAAAGGATTTCGTATTCTATCATTAGGACTACTAATGTTAAATCGGATTACATCTTCGGGAATACCAAAATATTTACTAAATATTGTAACTTGGTCAAGTGTATTAAGTATGAAATCTCTCATGTAATCAGTAGTGTAACTTGTGCGGCTCGGCCTGCGGCCTCGCTCCCCGGTGGGGCAGAGGGTTGCACGCCCACTCGTGACGTATTACCGACAAGTCTAATTTTAGCATTACCCAAAAAAGAAGGAGATAATAGAGTTTTACCTCCATTACCTCCTTTACAAGTTCCTGTTTTAGTAATATGATAAATACTACTTCGAGTACCTATCAAGAATGTTCTGAATATCCGACGAAACAACAGTAGCACCGGGAGCGGGAGCAGGAGCACCTGCGGCAGCTTCACGATTCTTCGGAGTATCATCTTTTGCAAGATGAATTGTTTCACCAGCTTCAAATTCAATCGACGGACTTTGACCGGGAATAACACGTTCAACAAATCCACGATTAACAAACGAAGGAAAAGCTAAAAACTTATGCGTGTTATAATCTGCAACAAGTTTCATAAACAGTTTCACATTCTTATAAATAGGATTTTTCTCATCATCACCAACGAGGAGATGTTTGAAATATTCAAAGAAAGCAAGATACTGTTCACAACGAACCTTTGCAGGAGCAGCATAATCGAGTCCCGGACACTTACCAGCATTAACCGGATAACCTTTAAGACCCTTAAACTGATTTGCGATATGACGAAGCTGTCCATATACCTGCTGAATAATGTTAATAACAGTCTTTTCTTCAACAGGCTCACCTTTCTTATTAAGAGTAGTAACCGGTTTAGCAGTAAATGTATAATAACGGTCTTTCGGATTTGCGTCAGTTTTACACTGCTTAAATTCGATAACAAGTACGGGGAATTTATAACCAGCATATTCCCATGTACTTTCGACACCTTTATCATCCAGCAAAGGTACTTCACGAATATCAATACGAACATCGTTAATTATACCCATACAAAGATTACCAAGTTCAGGATCGGGCTTAAAAGCTAATCTCCGTTCAACAACCTCTTCTTCAAACATTAATGTTGTCGAACTAACTTTCGATTTACTTGTGTCTGCCATAATAATAATTAAAGTACTTTAAGTTATTAGACTAAAAAGAGGAGCTACTTATTCAATAACTCCTCTTTTTATAATGATAGCAAATGATAGATTTGTTAAATACTTTTAGGTATTAACAATTACAACTCGGCTTCCGGCTCGGCAGAAGCTACGGTTTCCTCTTTCTGCTTCTCGTCCCCCAGCGTTTCCTCTTCCTGCTTCTCGTCCTCCAGCGTTACCTCTTTCGGATCTACAAGCACATAGACTTTCTCATAGATAGTATCACCAACCTCAACAGGAATAAACTCACCATTCTCGTCCTTAACTTCCTCAACACCATACTCAACTCGCTTAGTAGCAAGAACAGCAGTACACATCTTACCGTCACGGCCTTTCTGTGTTTCAACCTCTTCCATAAGACCCTTATCAGCAAGAACACGCTCACCTACGGGAGCAGCATCCTTATCCTGCATAAGCATCTGCGACCAAACACCAGCGTAATTAAACGACTGAGGACGACCAGTACCTTTCGTGTTACCAGCACTTGCAAGTTTGCAACCCTCGCTACCTGCCGAAAGAGCAATAAAGAAACGCTCATTAATCGAATCAGCATTAGGCATAGCAAACATAACAACACGGTCACCATGACCACAACCAATAAGTGCAGAAGCCGAAGCATTCATCGTAAACTTATTCATACCACGAGCAGTAGTAATTGCCGGACGAATATCATTCGATGACTTCGTACCACGGTTTACAGCGGTCAGACCAGCAAGTTTAGCAGCAGAAAAAACAGACTTTTTCATAATTGTAATTTGTTTTAATTTATGAATATTTTATGAATGATAGATTAATGATAGATTTGCATTACTTTATTCTGTAACAGGAACTTCTTCAAATTCAGTATCTTCAGCTTGACGATTTGCAATAGATACAGCTTGATGTAATTCACTATCAACGTAAATTCCATTTAACTTATCACTTGCAATAATTCTACCACCAAGCATGATAGACATTTTAATAAGATGAGTTTCCGGATGGGCATTCCAATTAGCTTTACCTTTACTTTCAGTACCATCAGATTTAGTACCAACGTATAAACCTGCATCAATAGCTTGTTGTAAAGTATAAGGTATTGCAATACTCTCATCACCACGAGTAAGTTCTACAAGAGCTCGACGAGTAGCATACCTAATAATTGGAATTTTACCTTCTTGTACTTGTTTATCAATATAATCAGCAGTATGACCATCATTAATTACAACAAAATCATCTTTCGTTTCTTTGTTATAATCAA